GAGACTAGCACTATCAATGGTGTAGAATACGTTAGCCGAGATCAACTTGAGGCGGCAATGGCACAAACTCGTCGTCAGGCTTCCAGGGATGGCGCAAACAAAGGCATGGCGATGACGCTAGATAAAATTCAGCAGTCTCCTCAAACCCGTCGTCGCATTGGAATGTAATCATGGCAGTCTTCCCTAGTTACATTCCTACGAAGCGTAATTTTACGCCGGGCATTTTCCCGCAGAAGACATTCCGCACTCTTGGTGGAACAATAGCAAAGCGCACATTTGGCAATGTTGCCTATGGCGCAAAATTAGAACTTCAATTTACCAACATCACTGATGATAAAGTGCAGGCAATTATTGCACACTATCAATACCAGACGCAACGCAACCAACGCTTCCAATTGCCAGACACTGTTGTTGCCGGGATGAATGCTTCTCTTGCCACTAGCGTAAAAGCAGTATCGACTTTGCGATGGGAATACGAAAGTCCTCCCGCCATTGAATCCATCTTTCCTGGCATCAGCGTTGTATCATTGACTTTGATTGGTGAAATACGCGATCCCAATTCTGACGACGTATGACCATTGATATTCGTATTTGCCAGTTTCTAGTGTTGACAACAAGCACTGGCGCCATCCATCAGTATCAAAATTACTTCTCCAATCAACAAATCACCTATGGCGGTAAGAAATATGAGTTTGCCCCTTTCCGCGCAGAAGGTAGTATTTCTTCATTGAATGGCGACAATGGTTTGCTGCAAGTATTGTTCCCCAACATTGAACTTATTGTTCGCTTGCTAGATGCTGGTAATGGCAATAGGCTCAGCACCCTAGTGCTCACCACTCAATGGCTCACCAATGCTGATGCTTACACTCCTAACGTACAAATTGAGTATTATGTGGGGGTTGGTGCATCATTGAGTGAAACCACTATTGAGCTTCGTTTTCGTTCTGCCGTTGACTCTGTGTCTTCCAATTTTCCAGCCCGCACTTTAACGCGAGAGCTTGTTGGCCCCCTTCCATTGGACTCCCAACTCTACCTGCAATGAACTTCAACGATTTGATTGGCCTTGAACATGGCTGGGGCGGAAACCCTGGTGATGGCAGCGGCAAAGCCGACTGCTTTTTGCTGGCTTGTGAAGTGCATAAGCGTCTTGGATACCATGACTATCGAGAAGACTTTGGTTGGGTGTTTGAGCAGTACACAGAACACACTTTTCCATTTCGATGGATTATCAAATGGTTGAACGAAAATGGCACTCGTCTTGCCGAGCCAAAGCCGCATGCCGTTGTGTTATTGGACGGAAGCATGGGCGCTGCACTTGGAACAGTAATGGATGATGGGGATGTGCTTTTTATCGCTCCCAGTAGACTGGTGGTTAGATCAAAACTGCCAGGCAACGTTGGCCATTATTTTTGGATGAATCAATGAGAAAACTTCTTCCGTATGAATATGATTTGATTGACACTCTTGGCGTAAGCAAGGAGGAGTATTTAGAATTCATTGCCTTGCAAGAAATTTATACCGATCCCAAGGAAGGCACTATTTTAGACATTAGGAACTGGGAAACGGTTGCCATCGTTTTGACTATAATTGGCGTCATTTTTCAAGTGGTGGCAGCTTTATTAATGACACCAAAGTTGCCAGGCTTTGACACCCCTGGCGGCGGCGGCCAAACGCAACGACGAGAGCAAAAATTCTCTCCACGATTTGGCTTCAACAGCCAACAAGATTTAGCAAAATATGGCGATCCAATCAATCTCACTTATGCAGACATTTCTGTCAATGCTCGTGGTGGAGTGAGAGTGGCTGGATCATTGGTTTGGTCTGCCGTGAGAAGCTATGGCTCAAATCAATTCGTCCAACTATTGATGGCGCTTGGCGGTAGAGGCATTGGTGCCATTGACATCAACAAATGCGCGTTTGGTCAAACAGCATTAAACGACATTACACAACAAAATCGTTGGATGTACTTCAGGCAGAATTCCACTGGTTTCCTGCAATGGGGAAATGAAATCAATTCTCAATATTCCACGGATCCTACTCTTTACGGTTCGGTCAACGACAATCCATATCGCCTGCAAACAGCATCATCCAATGTAAGGGTGGATGGCTTCAGCCAGGCTTATTCCCCGGCATCACAAAACGTAATTGGCGTTTACGGTGTGGTGCCTCTTAATGTGCTGGTTTATCAGCGTAATGCTGCGGGTGACAAGCAGGCAGCAGAACTTGGTATTTATGTTTCTATTTTTGATAGTCCAACCTCAACTACTGTATATAATTGGTCTCCCTTGCAATACATTGAATTAGGCAAGAGGATTGTAATTACATTAAAGGACACGCGAGCTGATGCCGATGATGTGAATACGCAAGCTCAGGAGGCAAGGCGAGCGCTAGCTAGTACGTTTGATGAAAGCGGCATCTTCAAACTTGGCTCTGCTCGCTTCAAGGTGCAGACGGTATCGAAGGGTTCCACGGATGATGGCGACATGATCGTTACGCTGTCTTGCACGGAGGCTGGATATGCGCCACCAGTTGCCTATAGCAACCAAACGCTTGAGGGCGCTCAGGAAAGTTATAGGCAGTCTGTACTTAATTCAGCAAATTATGTAGGTGCAAAGACAACATTAACGGCAGTGCAAAATGAAGACTCCAGAATAATTGAAGCTGGGATTGTAGAAACTGGATTTGATGCTAATGGGCAGACTACTTATGGCATGACTTATCGGGCTGCAACAATTAATGAGATTTTCGCAAGTGGCTCCATACAAAGAGCTGTTTATTCAACAATTTCACAGCAATACCCAAGTGGTGATACTTATGAGTATCGGGACGTAACTGTTTACGCTGGTAATGAGCAAGTAAGAGGGCTCACGCCCACGGAACTTGGGGCTTACAACTTTGTAACGGATGCAGACGCCTCCATTGCAAATTATGACGAAGATAACTATTTCTACACTAAAGCACTTGCCAAGTTTGAAGAAGCATCTTACCAAACGCTTCAGCAATGCCATATTGTTGATTTAGCAGTCAAAGGCCGAGTGAATAAACGCCTTAGCGGTAGGCAATCGGAATATGGCTCAGAGCGTCGCGCTGGCTATCCAGTGAGCGACAATGGCATCAAAAATCGGACAAGCTTATTCTTGATCAAATACAAGGAAGTGGGCCAGGAGTTTGCCTATGTTCCTGGAATTTTCGCAATTAGTCGCGCTACTGATAATGATAACTTCATCTATCTTAAATTTAACAGTGGCCTAACTGCTGTTGCCGATGCAAAATTCTGGCAGTTTAAGCTTGAGCCAGTGGCTGATCCATTGGCTGAACTTGCCAAGCACCCAGAACTACGCGGTGCAAATGGTCAGGCCACCTATCTTTACATTGAAAATTCAGGCGAACCGCAAACGTGGGACAAGTTTCAATTTACGGGAAGGACTATTAGCAGTGCATCAGGCTTTCCCCCATTGAACGAAAACCCAAGTGGCATCAACGAATGGGACTTGTTTAATTTAGATGCTGACACGCAAATCACCTCCACTTTTGATAATGGCCCGGAGCTATCTTTGACTTGCGTGACAGAACAGACCATCCAGCCCTTTTCTGATTTTCCAAAACTTTACAATCAACTCAGTTTGATTGGCTTTAATATTTTCTCGGGGCGCAATTTACAAGATCTTCGTAGTTTCACTGCCTATGTCACGCAAGGGCGATGGGTGAAGAGACTAAGGACTAGCGGGCGCGATGAAAACAACACTCAATGGGGCACTCCAGGATACAACTACTTGCCTGCCACGGAGGATGGTCCAACATGCTTTGCGCCAGACATTTTCTATGATTCCGCCATGGACGCAGAAGATGGCATTGGCAAGTATTCAAATGGTAATGCCATTAACATCACGCAACTTGCCAAGACAAAATTATTCTGTCAGACCAATCAATTGTACATGGATGGCATTATTGCCGATCCGACGAGTTGGCGGGAATTCTGGGTGGGAGTGGCACCATACAGCTTGCTTGAATTTGCTCGCATTGGCGGCCAAGAAACCCTTGTGCCAGCAGTGCCATATAACGAAAACACTGGCGCCATTGATAGAACTATCAACATTTCAGCCCTGTTCAACCAGGGAAACATTATTGAAGATAGTTACCGCGAAGAATATTTGGACTATGGCTCAAACGTGCAGGATTTAATTGCGTCAATCACCTACAGGGATACGGACATCAATGGAGTGTTTGCACGAAATAGAACAGTGGAAGTGAGGAGAAACGATTCTATTGAAAGTGATTCCATCCGTCAATCTTTTGACCTGTCACAATTTGTAACCAATCAGAATCAAGCAATTCTTTATGGGAAGCTATTGTGCAACACTCGTCATTGGGTGAGAAGGGGCATTGAATTCCGTACCTTCCCCACGCAGGATCCATTGTCCCCTGGCGCCTACATCTATGTGGACATCGGACAAAACCAATGGGATGGCATTCGCACGGGCATGATCAGCGCTGGCGGTGCCCTCAACATGCCCCTCGACAACTCACTGCCAACTGGCACCTACAACTTTCTCCTCTATCAAAGTGGATCTGGCGTGCTGGCGCAATCTGCCTATGTGCAAGATGGTATTGCCGCAACACTGGCTTCGCAAGAGGGCAAGCTTTTTGTGCTCGGCACTATTGTGAAAACCAAGCGAGTGTTTCGAGTGGCAGAAGTGAATATGGATGAAGAGGGTGAGGTGACAGTACGCGCCACTGAATATCCATGCACAAGCGATGGACTTTCGCAAATTGCAGATTTTGATGCCAATCTCTTCTCGATTCGCTAAGATGAAATCATTGATGCTTTGGCTAACATGGGATTTTATACTGGCCGCACTGGATCCTTATCAATTGCTGGTGGGCTTCCCATTGCGAAGATCAAGGATTGGTCCCTGGACACGACGGTAGAACTACTTGCTACTAATGACATTAGCAGCGCTGTCAATACCTTCACCCCAGGTGTAAAGGGAGCCACTGGTAGCGCCACGCTTTTGTATTACCGTCTAGAAAGTGGTGATTCTGGTTCCTACCAACAGTTTACGGCCATGCTTAGCAAGGTGATGAAAACTGGCACCATTGAAACCACTGATAGGGTTTTCCTTGATCTTAATGTTGGGGGCGGGGCCGCCGATGACATTCAACTTTATGCTTATATTACCAACGCCTCCGTGGGAGTAAGCACTGGAGAACTGTCCACTGTTCAAATTCAATTTACCATGGATGGGGACTTTGTTGAAGTGATTACTGCATGACGTATTTCATTGGCCATTATGGCAAGGTAAAGCTAAAGCGGAAAAACCAAACAGCGTTTGCAAGCGCAGTTAGCCCTAACGATGTCAATACTATATTGAATCGTTTTGGTTTTGATGGTTCGCTGGAGAACTTGCTCACTGGCGATCAATTGGTCATCACTACTAATGATCCCCGTGGACTGGATTTCATGCCATCCTCGACGTGGCCCAATGGAGGAGGAGCCACGCTGAATGAGATTGTGCTCTATTCCAATATCAATGCAATGGGCGGCATTCGTCTTTTTGGCACGTTTTCAGATGCCATCAATAATGTAAGGGCAAATGAATACCCCCTGGAAGCCTTCACTGGCGCTCCCATTGAAATTAGCGTGAGGATATTGGGCAGTATTGAGCGAGTGTTAGGTGATGTGAATGGTTTCACTTTCAATACAGACCGAGAAAGCATCGAAACAACTTCCTTAAGTGATAAGTTCAAGCGCATGCACTCTGCTGGCCTCATTAGCGGCGGTGGCAGTATTGACTGTTTATTTGGCACCGCTACTGGCGGCCAAGTTGAGAACAGTCTCCTTATGCTGCAATTGATCAATCGCGTGGAACTTGGCAGTGAATTTTCATGCTTCTTGCAATTAGTTGACAATAGCACCACTCTTTACTCAACGGCAAAAAATATCTATTATGAATTTGATGCCGTCATTACTAAGTCTGGCGTGGAAGTAAGCGCTGATGCTCTTATTTCTTGCGCCATTGATTTTGTTACCACTGGAGAAATCAAGCTTCTCATTGGTCAGCCATCTGGTTACATCCTCAAGGAAGACACTGACAAGGTGTTGAAGGAAGACCTGGAAGGCTTGCTAACTGAGGTGACCGACTAGAATGAATCCATCTGGAGATTAGTAAATGGCTGACCAGCGTATTACGCAGCTAACAGCGCTTCCTGCGAGTGGCGTGGCAGATATTGATGTGCTGCCCATTGTAGACATTAGCGCAAGCGAGACCAAGAAAGTCACGGCGAAAGACTTGGTGGCCGCTGGTGTTGCTCTGATCAATGCTAGCACAATTGACATCGCAAAAATCAATCAAGCCAGTGCCACTAAACTTGGCACCACTAGTTTGGCGGATGATGTCATTACAGCAGCAAAATTAGCTGATGACAGCAGCGTTTCCACCGCTTCCGTAGTGCCATCGGGCGATAATTTTGAAGGACGCTTATGGATTAATACCACTGATAAAACTGTCCAAGTTTATGATGCTGGTGCATTTGCTGACATCAAAGTTGACGGTGATAATTACGCGGCACTGTCCATTGGTACTGCCGCAATTTCTGGCAATGCTGTCACCTATGCCAAGCTTCAAGACGTAAGCGCCACTGATCGACTACTTGGACGCAGCAGCGTTGGTTCTGGCATTGTCGAAGAAATTGTTTGTACGGCTGCTGGCCGCGCATTGATTGATGATGCTAGTGCAAGTGATCAACGCACCACTCTTGGATTGGCCATTGGCACCAATGTTCAAGCTTACGATGCAGGCTTGCAAAGTATTGCAGGACTAACCACGGCTTCTGGGCAATTCATTTATACCACTGCTTCTGACACCTACGCAACCACCACCCTTACTTCTGCTGGGCGTGATCTGCTTGATGATGCAGACGCTGCCGCACAGCGCACCACTCTTGGCCTTGGCACTATTGCCACACAAGCGGCTAATGCCGTGGCGATCACTGGAGGCTCTGTTGTTGTTTCTGGCCTCACCTCCACTATTTCCTCTCTTGGCACTGTAAGTATTGCCAATGGTTCCGCAACACTTTCTGGCCTCACTTCTTCTGTTTCATCTCTTGGCACTGCTACTATCACTGGTGGTTCCATCACCGGTATCACTGATTTAGCAGTGGCTGATGGTGGTACTGGAGCATCCACTGCTGCCGATGCCCGCACCAATCTCGGCCTTGCCATTGGCACTGACGTGCAGGCCTATGACGCTGGCCTGCAAAGCATTTCCAGCCTCACCACTGTTCCAGATCAATATCTTTACACCACTGCTGCAGATGTTTATACGCCTGGCACAATTACTGCCGCTGGCCGTGCTTTACTTGATGATGCTGATGCCGCCACGCAACGAACCACGCTTGGACTGGGCTCCATCGCCACTCAAGAAGCAAGCAATGTATCAATCACTGGGGGTAGCGTAACCGGCATCACAGACCTTGCCATTGCTGATGGTGGTACAGGCGCTTCTACGGTTGCAAATGCTCGCACTAATCTCGGACTTGGCACCCTTGCCACTCAAAGTGGCACATTCAGTGGTACTAGCAGCGGCACCAATACTGGTGATCAAACCATTGCCCTCACTGGTGATGTAACTGGCACTGGCGCTGGCACGTTTGCTGCAACGATTGCCGACGATGCGGTTACTGGTGCCAAACTTGCTGATAGCTCTGCAACTGTTGTTAGTGGAAATGCACCTTCTGGAGTGGGTGCTTTCACTGGTCAGCAATGGTTAAATAGTAATACTGGCTTCACTTATATCTGGGATGGTAGTGCGTGGCAGCGTACTGCTGGTCTGCAAACTATCACTTTTAGTGATACAACACCATTAAATTTTACTGTTGCGTACCCTGATAATTTCAGTGCTGTTATCACCAGCGTAATGGAAGCTCAAAGCGCTAATGCAGTGTTGGTTGGTCCCATTTCTGGCGGTGCAACTACGCCTACTTTTCGATCACTTACTGCCACTGATCTTCCCATCGCCACGTCAATTGCAAATGGCGCTGTTAGCCCTGGCACTGGCCTAAGCGTCACTGGTCTTGGCGTGTTAAATCACTCCAATTCAGTTACTGCGGGCACCTATACAAAAGTGGTCGTTGATTCACAGGGCCACGTTAGCAATGGCGCGGTTCTGTCTGCCGCTGACATTCCAAATCTAGATGCAAGTAAGATCACCACTGGTACGTTCAATGGTTCATTCTTGGCAGCCAATAGTGTTTCCGCAAGTCAATTGGCTGACAATGGCATTGCACAAGTCAGTGAAACACAACCAGTGCCAGAATTTGCAGGGCAATGGTGGATCAACCCTAGTGATAGGGCCGCTTACATATGGGTGGGTACTGTTTCGCCCAATGTCAATGGCTATTGGCTTAACTTAGGTTTTGGTGCTGCCACGCAATATAACCTACGTTTTGGCGGCACATATAATGCAACCACCAATTTGGTTGTTTCTTTGAACCAATATGGAGTGGAAGCTGGCTTGACTGTTGGCCAAGCACTTTCCGCCCCATCGCAATTAAATGCTGCCGTCTATCTCATTTGCACCACTTCCGGTACAGGCGTAACACCAGCGCCTGTGTTTGCGCTTGCCGTTGGTGACTGGGTGTTATCACAAGGCACCGGTTCCAATTGGACAAAAGTTGGTGTGGTTAGTGGTGCAGTGAGCGTTAGTGACTATCAAGTGTTGAGCGATGGCACTTATTTCACTCCTGACATGACAGGCGTGGCTGACGTGAGGGGAGCTTTAACATTACTATGGGGAAGAGCGCAAATTGCCAGCACCGTGCAAGTGGGAGTGGTTCTTGAAAGTAGCGAAGTGTTGGTGGACAACAGCACTGGCGCTATGACGATTGGCACTGTAGACGAAGGCACCTATTAAATCATGGCCTCCACTGACCGCTTTAACTACAGCGGCTCTGAAGTGCCGCCTGGAGGACTGCCTTTCCAAGTGTTGGTGAAGATTGCCGCCGCTAACTACTACACGGCATGGCGTGATATTGGAGAAATGGCAGATGCAGCAGACACTGTTTTTGATGAAGGAGAATACTGAGCGGCTATAATGGTTTAATAATCCCGTCCTTGTGGAGTTAAGGGAATGCCCTCCATTCGTCAGTCCATTCGCAGCAGCACTGCGTCCAAGCGTCCCACTTCTGCCATCGCAGACGGACAGATTGCGCTCAACACTGCTAGCGGCACTCCTGGTATCTTCTTTAAGGACAACGCAAATAATATCATCAAGGCTGGTCCTGCTCATTATGGTGCTACGGCACCCAACAGCAGCCCGGCAACTGGTGGCTCCACTGGCAATAGCATTGGTGAAGCATGGTTGGATAGTAGCCTCACTCCTGCTGGCTGGAAGATTTGGAATGGTAGCGCATGGGTGAATGCCACTCCATTGTCCAGTGATACTGTTCAAGGATTGGTTGAACTTGCCACTAATGCGGAAGTGCAGGCAGGCGCCGATACTGCTCGTGCTGTAACAGCAGCAGGTCTGCAAAGTAAAGTCTCAGACTCCATATCCACAACTTCATCATCGGGCATTGCTTCATCTACTGCCGTTAAGACTGCTTATGACTTGGCCAATGCCGCATTGCCAAAGTCTGGTGGGATTATTACTGGCAACTTGGAAATTGGTTCCACTGGTAGTTTCACTTTTGAAGGTGCCACTGCCGATGCTTTTGAAACTACATTAGCGGTTGTAGATCCAACTGCGGATAGGACCATTACATTTCCCGATACCACGGGAACGGTAGTAACGACCGGCGATAGTGGTACTGTTACCAGCACGATGATTCTTGATGGCACGATTCTTAATGCCGACATCAATGCCAGCGCTGCTATTGTTGATACTAAACTTGCCACTATTTCCACCGCAGATAAAGTATCACTGTCGGCGCTGAATATCGACGGCGGTACTGACATCGGCGCTGCGTTGGCTGATGTTGATCTGTTCATTGTTGATGACGGTGGCGCTGGCACCAACCGCAAAGCAGCCGCTACCCGTATTACCGACTACGCCTTTGGTAAAGTCAGCGGCGACATCACCATCGGCAGCACTGGTACTGCTGCTATCAGCAGCGGCGTGATCGTCAACGCTGACGTCAATGCCTCGGCCGCCATTGACGGCACCAAGATCAGCCCCGGTTTTGGCGGCCAGAACACTACAACCACCGGCACCAGCACCGCTGGCAGCTTCATCCCCACCGGCGGCACCGCCCCAACCAACGGCGTTTATCTGCCTTCGGCAAATAATGTAGCCATCTCGACCAATGGCACGCAGCGACTAGCAGTTGATACCGCAGCAACTACTTCAACCCTGCCAGTAGTTCATCCCCTTGGAGCAGTCGGCACCCCGTCGATTACCTTCACTGGCGACCTGAACACTGGCATTTACAGCCCCGCAGCCGACACGCTTGCCTTTGTTGAAGGTGGCGCTGAGGCCATGCGCATCGATAGCTCCGGCAGGCTTTTGGTGGGGGCTTCTTCTGCGTTCGACACTTGGACTGCGGCTACAAACTATCAATTTGGCATAGAACAAAACGCCGCATTGTCAACACTGGCATTGAAGACCAACGCTGCTAGCGCAGGGGGCGCTTACGTATCATTTGGTAAATCTAGGGGCACAACCGCAAACAGCAAAACAGTTGTTCAAAATGGCGATGCTTTAGGGGGTGTTTATTTTGAAGGTGCCGATGGAACAAATATGGCTCCAGCGGCATCTATTTCTGCTCAAGTAGATGGCACCCCAGGCACCAACGACATGCCAGGCCGCCTGGTCTTCAGTACAACGGCTGATGGTGCAGCAAGTCCTACTGAAAGACTGCGGATAACCTCGGCTGGCCTTGTAGGTCTGGGGACTAGTAGTCCTAGCTCAAACCTACACGTAAGCGCAGCGTCTAGTACAGCAATTAAAATTTCGGAAACCAACAATGGTGTTAGCGGAAGCCTGCAAGCTGGATCAACCAGTGTTTCCTTAGGGGCCGACACAAATCACTCATTAAACTTTTACACAAATGCTGCCGAACGCCTCCGCATCACCTCCGCAGGCAACGTAGGGATTGGCACTACTGCGCCTGCGGGAAAACTACACGTCAACGTGGCATCAGACACAGCAGCTATTTTTTATTCATCTGGAGCAAATATGGTTAACATTGCTGCTCTTAATGATGCGGGCAGTTCGTCCAAGCAATTAGTATTAGATGGCAGTCCGTTGGCTTTTAACATTGCCAGTGTAGAAAAAGCCCGCATCGACAGCTCCGGCAGGCTCTTAGTTGGCACGTCTAGTGCGCTTCCCATAGGTGGCTCCAATCATGCAGTTCAAAATGAAACCACGGGTGCAAGCATTTCTGCTACCCGACATGGTGGCACAACTGCTGGAGATGGTGCTGTAATTAGCTTGTCACGAAGCAGGGGTACAACTTCTGGTTCTGTTACGGCAGTGGCAAACGGAGATGCGCTGGGATATTTGCAATTCTGCGGATCTAATGGAAGCGATTTTAGCAATTATGCCGCTTGGATTGCTTGTGAAGTTGATGGCACGCCATTTAGCGGTGGAGATACAACTGACCTTCCAGGCCGCTTAGTGTTCTCCACTACGGCAGATGGCGCGGCTAGTCCTACGGAGAGGATGAGGATTACGCAGGCGGGTAATTTACGAATAGGTCAATCTACGACTGATGGGCCTGGAATCGCAGGAGATAACACAGTAGGCACTGCCATTGGCAGCAATGGTTATGTTGCAGCTTCCAGGGATGGCAATGCAGCTCTCTATGTAAACCGTAAAACTAACGATGGTGATCTGGTTTTATTTTACCAGGATGCGACACAAGAAGGTACAATTTCCGTCTCCGGCACAACAGTCAGCTACAACGGCGCCCACCTTTCCCGCTGGTCGCAACTACCTGGCGGCGCAACTCGCGAAGAGATCCTACGCGGCACCGTTCTGAGCAACATTGATGAGATGTGCGGCTGGGGTGAAGAAGCAAACGAACAGCTCAATCGCATGAAGGTGAGCGACGTTGAAGGTGACAAAAACGTGTCTGGCGTGTTCCAAGCCTGGGACAATGACGACGACACCTACGTTGATGACTTCTACTGCGCGATGACGGGTGATTTCATTATCCGTATTGCTGAAGGCGTCACTGTTGAGCGCGGTGATTTGCTGATGTCTGCCGGTGATGGCACTGCCAAGCCCCAAGACGACGACATCATTCGCAGCAAGACCGTTGCCAAGGTCACCAGTACCCACATCACCTGCACCTATGAGGACGGCAGCTACTGCGTGCCTTGTGTCCTGATGGCTTGCTAGAGCCAGTAGTCAACGCCTCTAACGGGTTGACAAGCTTCTTGAGAAACAGTAACATGTTTCATTGAAGCCCTCACCTACGAATCCATGCCAACCACCCTCTCAGGACTTTGGAGCGCCTTCTTAGAAGAGCGCTCCATTTCCTTATGCCCAACTAGCCTTACTTCTGATTACACACAAGTGACCAAGTGGCTAGAGCGCTGTCCCATTCAAGATTTAGGCGAGGCGCGTAAGATTATGATCTGGGTGTTGGGCGAAAAACCAGTGCTGTCCTCTAGGCGTGTTGCCATGTACACCAAAACAATGTTTCGATGGGCGGCGCAAGAAGACGTTGGTTATCTGGAAAAGAATCTATTGGCTAGTTTTAAGATGCCCAAGGCGCCTCAGAAAGACCAAGATATTATTGTCATCCCACAGAATGAAGTTGGGCTGGTATTGGCTGCATTATCAGCAAAACGCACCCATAAAAATGTGAATTGGGGCTGGTACACGGAATTTATGCTTCAAACTGCCATGCGTACAGGAGAAGTAAGGGCGCTGCGTTGGAGTGACATAAAAGATAACAAAATATTGGTGCATCAAAACTGGACGCTGACGCACGGGCTAAAGGATAGCACAAAAACAAACAAAAAACGGTGGGTGCCATTAAACAATAAATGCCAGGAAATTCTTTCCCTACTTTCTTCTGACCAGGAATACTTATTTCCATGGGATAGAATTGCTTTTCAAAGCTTTTTTCGGAAGAAATTGCAGCCACTGCATAAGGCTGGATTGATTTCACATCTTTATCGACCATACGATTGTAGGCATACTGCTATTAGTCGATGGATTGAAGCAGGAATTCCGGTGCCGCAGGTGGCAAGCTGGGCTGGCAATACTAGCGAGATTATCTTCAAACACTATTGCAATATAACCAAAGAGTACGAAATGCCCGAACTGTAAATAAATTTTTGATGGCGGAGCGGGCAACTGCCTCATCGAATGCTAAACTAGCAATGCTTTCATCTCAATCATGACAACTGCTTTCACCTGGACCATTGGCAATCTTGAGCGCGAAACTGCCGATGGTTTCGTTTTCACCGCCCACTACACTATTTCCGCCAAAAACGCTGCTTATTCCGCTGGAGCCTATGGCAGCATTGGCTTTGAGCGTCCTGAGGATCTTGTGCCCTATTCGGAAATCACTGAAGAAATGGCCATCCAATGGGTGAAGGATGCTCTCACTGAAGAGAAGGTGGAGCAAATTGAACAGGCTTTGCAGAGCCAGTTGGATGAACAGGCAGCCCCCACGAAAGCTGCTGGCGTTCCCTGGGCTGCTGCTGTAAGCTGATAGCGTTCTTCTTTTTCCCATGGCAGTCAAGAGCAAAGGCGGCAGTGGCGCCCTCAAGCGCGAGCATCAAGCAGGCCCTCCGAAAACCACTTCTATTGGTCAAGGTGCTAATTCCAGGCCTCTACGGCGTGGACGCAAGAAAACCAGGGGCCAGGGCCGAGGTTGATTGACAAGCGCATCATGCAGGGCTAGCCTACGGGCTGGCCTTTTTCTTTGCCATGGCTTCCGTCAATTCCTTTTCCTTTTCCCATCGTTTTAGCTGCGAAGAGGGACTAAGGGACACTTGCTCGTACCAACAAATTGATCACACCTATAGCGGAGAAAGCCCTGAGGCACTTTGTCGTGCGTTCTACCAATTCATGATGGCCTGTGGCTTTGCCCCTCAGAATGTAAGCGAAGCGATGCTTTCCATTGGAGCCGAGTATGATAGAGCATATTCACCCAAGAAATAAAAGGGCACAATGGGACAAATTGTTGCGAATGGAGAGCAGTTTGAAACCCATGTAATTGCCGATAAGTATGGCAATCTTGTTGATAGTGGCCCAGACAGCGGCGCTGTAGATGCGTTTGGCAGGCAACGTGTTAGCAATCCTTTCACGTTGTTTGACAGCACAATGCGCTATGACAAGCGGGCTGATCAATGGTATGAAATCACTGCTGGAGGCGCCACTACTAATTTTCTGACCAATGCAAGCACCTTAGAGCTGAAGACCACCACTGCTTCTGGCGATAGCGTGTTGCGTCGGACTAAGCAAAGGTTTCCTTACCAGCCAGGGAAAGCAATTTTCATATTACAAAGTTTTGTTGGCGCCACACCTACATCAGGGCTTACTCAGGAAGTAGGTTTTTTTGATGATCAAAATGGCGTGATGGTAAGGGCTAGTGGCACCACCATTCAGTTTGTCATTAGAAGCTTCACCACTGGTTCTGTAGTTGAAAATGTAGTAAGCCAATCGGCGTGGAATATCAACACTTTACCATCGCTTGACTTTTCAAAAGCGCAAATCCTTGCCACTGATCTTGAATGGCTTGGTGTGGGGCGAGTGAGGTGTGGTTTTGTTATTGACGGTGAGATTAAATATTGCCATGAATTTAACCATGCGAACAATATTAGCTCTGTCTACATGCAAACAGCTATTTTGCCATTGTCCTATCGCATGGCAAATACAACGGCTCAAGCCAGTAGCCGCACGTTCCAGCAGATTTGCTGCAGCGTCTTGAGCGAGGGAGGCTATGAGCCTGATGGTGCCACCTACTCTATTAGCGCACCATTGAGTGTTGCAAATGCTTCTGGAGAGCGACTTACGGCAGGCATTCGCATGGCAAGTGGTCGCACTGGTAATGTCATCCTTCCGACCAAAATTGACGTGGCATGTTCGACGAATGATGTGGTGGTGTGGAGACTGCGCCTAAATCCAACAGTTTCTGGCGTTACTTGGGCTCCTGCAACCAATGGGCGAGGGAATGTTGAGACCACTACCAGCGCCACTGCAATCAGCGGCGGCACGATTGTCAACACTGGCGTTGTGTCGCAAAGACAGTCCGTCAATCTTTCCATTGATACTGCTATTGGGCTTGCACTTGGCGTGGATGCTTCTGGCCAAAGTGATGTCTTAATGCTTACTGTCGATAGTGATGCTGCGGCCAAGGCAATCGGTCAAATTGGCTGGGTGGAAGTGGTCTAATTATTGTCGATGGACCAAAGGGAGGCGATACGCATTTCCCCTCCCAATGCTTTTACTGCATCACTTGCATCCGATGCGGCTTCATGTTCAATCATCACTGAAGGAATAGGCGCATTTGGCACGCTGGTAACTATTGCATCTGGGAATAGCTGCTGAGCTTTTTGAACCAACTCGATGGTTTGATTTGTCTCGTCATCTTTTTCCCATTGCTCCACCAATGCCGCAGCCTGGCTGTCTACCCTCTTCATGGTCTCGCTTACTTTCCATTGCTCCCAATCTGGCCTGCACCATGCGAGCAAGCGTATCATCAATGGATGAAAGGCAAGTGCTGGCTTTCGTTCAATGAACCACTTGGCCAATTGATAAAGCAAAGCATTAGCCAATGCAGTAGTGGTCACTTGCTGATCAGCACTCCCCAGCCAGAATTTGCTCCTTCCACTTGCCAGCGAGGAAGCCAATACTGTTTGCTGTAGTGAACGTACTTGCCACCTTGAGCACTTTTGTAACTTCCATTGACAATATCAGCCATGCCATAGGGATCGTTATGGATGACGGACGTTGCGTCAGTGCCCACTGCAACGCTCCAGTGGCCGCCTCCAGACGGTGCCTGGTAGGATCCATGGTGCAGCCATCCCGTGAGCACTGGATGGCCATTGCTGATCTCTCTTTCAAGATCGGCAATGCCTAGATTTTGTTTGAATTCAGCGCGAAGGCCAACATACTGAAGCGCTTGTAGTTGACTGGAAGCATCAGTGCTATCACCAAAGCGAGAGCGAATGGAATTGTATTCATCATCACCACTAATCTTCCCATAGAATTTTGCCACCATAGCAGCACTGCTACTAAAGCATTCCCTGAAGCCCGTGCCACTTTTGTTGTCTCGCTGCCATTCATAAGGTACATTGAGAACCAAGTTCTTAGGGGCCGCCTGCTTGCCCGCCTGACTCCACACCTTGAACCATTCCTGCTCTCTTGACATGAGGTCAGGATAGGCCGCCATGAGCTTCTCCTCAAGCATCTTTACTGCTGCATCTTGATGCGGCAGGCCATGCTTGTAGTATTTGAACAGATCAGACAGGCGAACTGGCTCGGCCATGATCATTTCCTGGTCTTGAAGATGGCCTTGGCGATGGCGAGAACCAGCTCAACAGTGCTATTGGGCTTAATGGGAAGAGCGGCAATGATGGTTTCAATGGCGCCGACGATGATGCCACCGATGAGCATGAGTTCAGCAGGAGTCATGACTGAAAAAAAACGTTTGCCCCTAGCTTAGCGCTTGATTTCCAAACTTCTCACCCGTCCTTCAAGCCCTTTCATGCTTTCCGTGAGATCACCAAGTTTTTCAGTGATGCTTTCAATCTGTGCTGATACTTTCACTTGCTGACTGCTCACGGCAACAAGCGTGGCGCCACTGGCGAGTAACATTCCGGCGGTCAAGGTGGCCGCAAAATTAGCAAAACCCTCTTGCCAGGCCTTCATGATCTCAAGCGATTCTTTTCTTTATTCTACAACGCCATGGGGGATAGCTTTTGGTGGCTAAACTATGGGCAGACAGTTTGGTGCTGCCATGGGAATGATGAACGGGCCGAACGAGCTTCTTCATTCTCTGTCTGAATTACGTCCTGGCGAAGCTAAACGTCGTTTCCGTAAAAGCATCTTTGAGGACTTTGCCACTAGAGGCCCGTTCGGTCATTGTGCTTGCGCTTATTGCGGGCAATGGAGCGAAAAACTAACCATTGATCATATTGTGCCGAAGAGCAAGGGAGGGCCGCATTTTGCGAAATGGAACTCAATTCCTTCATGCTTAGTGTGCAATGCAAGCAAGGGAAGTTTGCCAGTGTTTGAATGGTGGAGGCCTAAGGAGATTTGGTCAAAAGAGAGGGAAGAAGTGTTGCTGGCGTGGGTGTATGCCAATAGTTTTGTGAGCGCACATACTGATTTGTGTAATTGGGAGGCGTGGTGTGAAGCAACGCAACGCACCTTGCCAATTCATGAAGATACTAAAAAAGGGGCTCGACTGCCCCTTTTGACTATGTATGCTGCTTAGCCCTCGTACCAAGCATTGCGCACAACTGCGTTATACAAATTGATTGGTGGCTGGCCTTCGTAAAGAGCAATTGGTGGTCCTTGCCTTATTTCTTGCTTGGCTCCAGCATCTTCTTCGTGCAATTCTGACCATGTACGCATGAAGGCCGTGGCATAGCCAGCAATATCTTCCCAGTGTTGGAAGTCATGCGGATCGTTGCCAGAGAGAACCCTGGCAATTTTATGGGCAATCATGTCGAGGGATTCCTTTGCTGCTGGATGCAGGGAATTTGTTTTCCAATTGATCCCTTCGCGCATGGAGTCTTTAATTTGCTGGGACGTGATGCCAACGGCATCAAGGCCTCCGTGTTGATGATCTCGATTTGGAACGGCAGGGTTTGTCATGATCAAAGGGAAAAGCGAGTGTCTTTTGAAGCAGTGAAAACTTCAGGAGCAATGGGAAAGGCGAGGTGATAGAGAGAATGTGCATAAGCAGAAATCTCTCCTTGGGCCGATTCCCCAATGCGAAGGCTTATGAAATGAAGCAGCGTCTGCAAAGAGCAGGTCCAAATGAATTGGGTGTACAGGCATGGAGGCATTACGCCACGAGCTTGCTCCTTGCTCACTCCCATTGCTAGAAGCGCGTCATAGGCCTGCCTGCCCTCCTCTATGCCCTTTGAATAGAGAGACAGGGCCAGCGACTGGTCTTTGGACAACAAGGGCTCTCCAGAGGCTTGTCGGTTGTTTTGCGCTTGGCTGCGGAAATTCTTTGGAGTGTAGAATTCTGCCTTGTCATCCACTGAACAATAGCGGAAACTCTTCTCGTTCCAGCCAAGTTGATCATCAACATAGGTGGAAGCAACCGTGTGCTTATACCATTGCCTTGCAATGAACAATGGCGTCTTCACTTTCCACTTAAAAACAACACCACGCAATGGACTGGTGTGGTGATTCTGGATGAGATAGTAAAGCAATTTAGCTTCTTTTTCGCCCCAAACTTCCGTTTCTTTGTCGAAAGATTGTCGTGCATCATTGATGACAGACAAGCTATTTCCCATTGAATCAATGAGACGCAAATAGCTTTTCCCGTCGTCAAGGGGATCTGCTGGTGGATGGTCAGCAATTGAATAGGTCATTGGCAGGGCTGCTCGAACTGCCACTTTACCATCGTCGCAAGCAACTGGCCAGCCTCTTGGGGCCAATTATTTTGAGACTGGGGCTTTGGCTTGCAGTCCCACACCAGGCCTTTGCGGGGGCACCAATGCCATTTGGCATGTCCTGTCATGACAGCATCGAAGGGCGCCTTAGTGTACCATGCGGCATTTTCGACCAATCCTTTCGGGCTTTCCGAAGCAACCAATTATTTGACTGTCCTCGGCCTTAGCTAATGTTGTCTTACTTACTTCAGGCATCATGAAATTCGGCATTCCTATGGAAATGGTTTACAATGGCACAAGGCATGTGACTATCATGGGACCATTTGAAAATTCGCCTCAACGGGAATTTGCTCTCACCGTAAACAAGCGAGCCATTGCTGATTGCAGCGACATGAAACAATTGAAAGAAGTGGCCGGTAATCTCCTTGTTGGCTGGTCTTCCATGCAAACGGCAGCGCAAAGCATGATGCTGGAAAACCTTAAGCTTCGCCAAGCACTAGACAAGCGTGACGTAGACCTTGAAGCGGCTAATGCTCTCCTGGCTGAAGCATCAACATTGATTGATCAATATACGCGGCAATTAAATCAAACCAAAAAGGGTCTTTGGTCATGGTGGAAGTAAGCAGGAAAATGGTCCAACCACTGGTGTAGGCAAGATTATACTTTCTGCAATCTCGTTCATAACCAGAGCCTGTGACATGCCGCCCTCGCATGTACACTCCTCCTTGTATTTCAATGCCAATGCGAGAAGCCGGATGCGCAAAGTCTAGGCGATAGCGTTTGCTGCGTTTTGACTTGGCATAGCGTTGTTGATAGTCAAATTCCCATGCTTCAATGCCACTGTACTCTCGTTCAAGCAGCAAAAAAGGGCTGCGTTTTTGCCACAGCCCTAGGAAATCATCTTCAAGAGCACTCACTAGCCAACGGCAGGTAGGCTTATCGTAGCAGAGTTTTGGTAGGAGCCAGTATAAGCTTGCCCAACTTCCTCAATGGAATGAAGCATCACTTGCACAATGCCTTCATTGGCATAGATGAGAGCCGGAAAAGGAGTGGGATTGGAAATGGAAATCGTCAAGCGACCAACCCAGCCAGGCTCAATGGGCGTTACATTGATGATGATGCCACAACGAGCGTAGGTGCTTTTCCCATCGCAAATACCAATCACGTTGGAGGGCATGGAGATTAGCTCTAAGCTGCGCCCTAGTCCATAACTGAAAGGAGGTAGGCGGAAGAAGCTACTACCGTCTTTGTGAATGAGAGGGGCCTCGTAAGGAAGAGTGTTGTCAAAAAGCTTGGCATCAAGTTCAACTTTGGTGCGACCCTTGTTCCATGCTTTGTCAACAATCAAAAACTCTTTCTCCGATAGCCGCAAGTCATATCCGGCTTGTGACAGACCATAAGAAATTGCTTTGGTGCCATTGTCAAGCATGCGGCGCTTTTCGCCAACAAATGGCATGAACAAATCGTTTTCAGCAAGCTTGCTGATTTGATGATCGACGAGGTGCATGGTAGTAGAGGGAAAGGAAAGGCCCCTCTCGGGGCCAGTGCTACGTTTAGAACAGGTCGTCAGAAGCAGGTGTTTCGTTCATCCAAACGCTCGAATAGCCTTTGGGGCCATCGCCTTTGCTTCCTTTCAGCTTGACGCTGCCGGTGTGGCTGGGGCTTTTCTCTGAGGTGCGCTTCTCGTTGGGCCAGACAGCCATATCAAGAGAATAGTTGCCCCGTTCGTTGGGACCAGCTTGCTTGAGGGCATTCAGCACCTCAGGCGTGAGATCAATTGCTGCAGTGATGGGAGGGCGATTTGCCACGGTGTTGCTCCTTGGAGGATGTTGGAAGCCCTTGTTCAGGGCTTGCCTAATGTAGCCGCTTTACTGGCCCTTGTCAATGGAAATGACAAACGGCTTGCCACCAGGGTAATAATTCGTAAAGTACCTGCTGGTCTTTTCGTTCATGATGGCGGCCTGACAGGCAAGTTCTGCGCTCGTAAGAGACAGTATTTGAGCCTCTTCTCCCTCACCAGTGTCAGGATCGTGAATAGCAATAGCGCAATGGGCTCTATCAATTTCAATGCCATACATTTGTTCAATTGCTTGGACATAGGCTCCAAGTTGCATTCTGTAGTCAGCCAGTTGATAATCAGGCTTTGCCTTGTAACTGGTTTTCCAATCGAGAAGAACAATCTTTTTGTCTTTCATTACTGCCAGCATGTCAAACGTGCCAGCGTAACCAATGCCCTTAATTGGACAATAGTAAACAATTGCACTCTCTACGAGAAGAGGAGCTTCAATCGTTTGCAAGAAAGATTCAATGGAATAGAAATAAGGACAGAATGCTTCGTTTGATTCTAGGTGGTGTTCAATGTCCTCGCCATTCCATAGATCCTCCAAAACGCCATGTAACCAATTGCCACGCTCCACTGCATTACGAGTGCGACGATTGGCTTCGTGATCACCAACGCGCTTGCGCCAATTGATCAATGCCATGATCTTACCCACTGGTGAGCAGGAACTGGCTATGGTCGTAACGGAAGGAAGTACGAGTCCGGCTGGCACCATAGAAAGGCCATCAGGGCTAATGTAATGCCTTCGCTTGTCAATTTGTATGCGGTCGGGCTCGTACCTAGGAAGTTTTAGCATGATGCTTTTACTGCCTCATAATTAGGCAAAGATGGAATGCGTTGATTAGTATCACGATCCCAAGTGATATTACAAGAAGGGCAACGATAGGCGAATGTTCTATCTTCTTCCCTGGAATAGAGTCCAATCACTTTTGAGAAGAACCCAGGGCCATCATAAAAACCATTGTCAATTGACTCCTGCGGAATTGGCTCCCCTTGCCAGCTCACTTTACACACTGGACAGGCTTCCATTTTTGTGTAGTCAATTGGTGCTTGCTTTTTCTTGGCCATCGGGAAGGAAGAATTCAAAAGGACTGGACACTGGTTCGTTGTATTCATCGACAGCGAGTTGGCCCCCAAATGCTCTCGCAAAGGAGGCCGCTGCCAAGTCTACTTTTTTGACGCCACAAAGATCTTCACAGCATCCACTGCTTGATCTACGGTGCCAAGTTCACAAATAGAGCGCACTTTCTCGATGAATGCTGCCATGTCAGGCTTAGGCATCGAAAGCTGCACTTCAGTGGTCCATGCAGCAAGCATTGTCGTAACAACATTTGCAAACATGGCACCATCTTTCAAATCGTCGCCTTTGGAAAGGCCAAGATTCTCAAGAGCAGCTTTTGCTCGCGTCATACTGGTGCGTTCGTCGGCATAGCCAAAGGGGTTGGCCTTGGAGAATGCAAGTAGGGCTTCGCGGCCATGGAAGGCAACAGGCCCTTCTCCTCCAGCAACTGGTACGCTTGCAGTAGCAGGCGCCGGTTCCGTCTTGCGTGCTCTTGCTTGCTTCGGAGCTTCCTGTTGGACCGCGATCCGGGGCGCTGCTTCTTTGTCATCGCTCTTGGGGATGTCCTCGCCAGAGTACAGTTTGAGACCAAGACCAGTGAAAGTAGCAATGCACTTGACACTAGCCCGTTGAATGTTGTCACTTACTGCCCGCGCATCAAGCTCTTTGAGAGCATTGTGCTTGTTGTCCATAAGAGGAAATACAAGCGCAGGAGTACGGCTGCAACCATCCGTAAGATAGGGGCGCAGAAGCCAGCAACCGTTTTGGCCAAAAACCGGCCAGCCCAGTGTGCTTTCTTCAAACGCAACGTATAGGCCGGGGAATTCCTGCTTGAGGTAGCGGAAAGCAAAAGGCCAAGACAGATAGGAAAGGCCCTTGTAATTCTTCTCGACGTGCTCTCCAATGGGGAGATCGTAAGCCTTGAGGAATTGCTCAGCAGTGATAGTGAGGGGAGAAAATAGGCCATTCATGCGATCGGCAAGAGCAAGGGAAGCAGGCGTGTCCATTAGAGGAGAAGGCAGGGCAATCATCGTATCATGGAAAGAGCTTTGGGTCATGGCTCAGTGGAGCTGTCAAGATTGAAGTGGTTGTCGTAGAAGATGACAAGCTTCTTGGGCTTTGGGCCTTCGTCAGTCACAAGACTGTTGCCGGGAAGAGCCCAGTCATCAACCAATCGAATGTCGCTAATGCCTTCGGAACTGGCCCGAGAAAAACCATCTTCCATGGCACTTCGTTCGTAGTGCAACAATACTTCTGCATCTTCTGCATCAGTTTTCCCCATTGCAATGAGGATTGCTTGGTGAAGCTTAATTAGTTTCATCGTTTGGAAAAGGGGAATCGTTAGTGTGGTCAACGCAAGAAGACCAGCCATCTTCAGACAGAACAAAACCAGCTTCCCACACAGACATCGAACGAATGAGACGTTCAATGGCTTCACTGCGAGAAAGGCCTGCTTCCTTGGCGATTGCGTCCAAGTGGTCTGAAGCGGTCTGCGTCAGTGTGACATGGCGCTTGGTCTTGGGCTCGTCGTGGTAACTTTTCTTCATGATCAGCTCATGGGCTGAGAACTGATGGACACCGCCACAATAGTCGATGCCCCGACTGGCGCAATGCCTTGTGCCATCAGCATTCCTTATGGTTACAGACCATTGCGACATGGCCTGCGACCTGCCATAGTGGGAGGCGTTGTTCCGTCCATTGCTTCATGACATTCTCAATCCTGGACTTCCTGGACCAACTGGAGCCCAGCAAGGAGAAGGGAAAATTCATCTGCCCTGCATGCAATGGCAATGATTTCAGCGTCAATAAAACCACTGGTGCCTATTCATGCTGGCATGACACTTCTCCTGCTCACCGTGCAGAAATTCGTGACACCTTAGCTCCAATGGTGCGATGGGAAAAGCCAAGGAGAGAGCCCGGTTATTACACCTTTCCCTACAAGAATACTACTGGCCAAGAAGTTGTCATCGTACATCGTGATGACTCTTCTGGAAGTAAAGAGATTTGGCAGGACTTCCCCTCCATTGAGAAGAATTCCACCAATCACAAAAGCCAGCTTCAAGAAGTGAAGGCAAATGTGCTTCCGTATAAATACGAGGAAGCAATTGTTGAAAGCGATAAGACTGGCCTGCCAATCATTGTCGTGGAGGGAGAACTCACTTGCCAGGCAGTTTGGGCCATTGGTCTTCCCTCTATCACATTTCTTGGTGGCAGTAAGCAATATCGCACCAATGGTGACTACTCTTCATTGTTTAAGAATAGGAAGCTCGTCTTGGCTCCCGACAGGGACGAACAGGGCGTAGCTTTCATGAAAGAAGTGGAGGCCGATAACCCTGGCGCCTCCTGGCTTTATGCTGATCCACGGTCGTGGGAATGGCAGAATCTTCCAAGTGGCAATGGGCTTGATCTTGGTGACTACATTGAGGAAGGGGCAACAAAGGACGACTTGATTGCTTCCATCGTTTCCAAGAGCAAGCACTCGGGAGTGGATGGTAAGCCTGCGTACGAGGAGATCATTTCAGCAGTGGAGAACTTCGTTGGCCTCTATGCAAATGATGCTCGCATTGCTTACGAAACAGGCAGTTGGCTGGAGCAGCGTGGCGTGAAGATGAGCCAGGCCAATGTTGATAAGATCATTGAAGAGGCCAAGCATCGCATTTATGGCCGGGAGGAAATCGAAACCATTGATGCTCTCACCATTGCCAATGCAGATCAATGTAGGGAATGGCTCATTGCAGGAATCATGCCTCTTGGTAGTGTGATGCTCTTGGCTGCATCAGGCGGCACTGGTAAATCAACTATTGTCTACAACTGGGCATTAAACATTGCGCTGGGCGAATCATGGAGTAATAGAAGGTGCATGCAAGGCAAGAGCCTTATCATTCAAAGTGACGAGCCTCTTGTTGATACCAGCGAGAAATTAGGCGTGATTGGTTATCAAGATGCCAATCTTGAGCCTGGCACTGTTGCATTCTGGGAGAACTGGCGCTTTGGTCACATGAAACAATTGGAAGATTATGTCAGGAAGAACCGCCCTGTTTTTATTGCCATTGATTCCCTCACCGCTTGCCTTGCTGGCATGGACGTAGACCTCGTGAAAAGTAATGCGGGCGATGTTATCTATGGCTTGCGCGACATTGCCAATCAATATAAATGCAGCATCATCATTCTTCACCACTTAAATAAAACTGGAGGTCTGCGAGATAGCACTAGCTTTGTTGATAACGTTAGTGAAGTGGTGAAACTTACCAAAGCGGAGAACAATCCCGACCCCAATCAATTCACCATGGAATGGCTCAAGAGCCGCTCTGGCCTCACTGGTAAGCACTACCTGCAGCGCGATACGCTTTCCTATGGTTGGCGTTATGCGGGTCCAGCCAGTGGTTCCTTAGATGCTCTCGATAAGGTGGTGAATGCTGTCAACATGCGGAAGCATCAGCGTCTATCGAGGCAGGAAGTTGCTTCCATCACTGGCAGCTACGAAGTGGCAGCAACTGGCAAGATGCTAGAAGTGGCTCGTCGTCAAGGCCTTATCACCAGTTCATTCCTCCATGGCCCCAATGGAGAACGCCCGAGAGTGTACCATTCCTGGGACTATCAAGAGGCAACAGGCGATGGCGAGGAGTTTGTACCTGCTGCTCCTATGACAGAACTACTCACGGAAGAAGTGGCGCCACTCAGTCCGGGGGTGGATTGTGAAGAAAAAGCGGAAGAGGAGGAATGGTTCTTCTAGAATCCAGATAGTTGCATTGAGCTTGTGATCATCTGGGACAAGGGATTTACTAGGCCCGTTGAAGAGCAAACCACTGAAGAGGATGAGGATATTGTCTTCTCCTCTTCTTTTGTGGTTGATGCCCTAGAGGACATTGAAGAGCCCATCAAGGACGAACAGAAAAGCTCCAAGGGCTTTGGCAAGTAATGATTGTCCCAAAAGATCCTGCCTTGGTGATTGCCGAGACGACTGATGGATGGTGCCTTGCATGGGCCAATGAAAAGGGCCAATTGCAATGTGCTTCTAATGTGTGGCCGTCTCGGGAAGATGCTGAGAAATTTCAGGACATGGCGCGTCCCTATCTAGGCACCACTGTTTTCTGACTTGGCTTCTACTGCTGATCTCCTGCGCCATTGTGCAGCGTCCCTCTGGCGCTGGCAGTTTTTGTTCTTGCCATAGAGCCATGCTTCCATCGACTGGCCTGCTGCGGGGCCATTGGGCGGAAGCTTGGTGATCTTTGGCTCCACTCCTGGCCCATTGCTTGGGCCATGGTGCCATGGCGCTTGCCCATTAGGCCATGTGCCAGTTGAGAAATCGTCCTTTTTTATTTGGAGGGGGGAAGTAGAATCGTCCCGTTCTTCTCGTTCAGTCATCTACGCGCCTGGGAGCCCTGCTCGCCAGTGTCCTGCGGCGCTTCTGGCTAGGCTCCCTTCGCTAAGCGCCACGAGAGGGTAGGCCCCCAAGGCCGTCGTTCTGCTGGCGCTTTTAACTTTCCTCTTGACCACTGGCTTTATTTCTTCTATAGTCAGCAGGCGGCACCAGCCGCCCCGAGAAAAGTTCTTCGTTGTTGGCCAATGCCAAAGCCTCCTCAAACGCCAGATCGTTTTCCCTCGCAGGAACACAATGGCACTCTAATTGAAGTGATTAGCCACTATGGCTATTCAATTCCCGATAAAGGCCCTGCACCTGCATCTCGTATGCTTTATGCAGCGCGTGATCAAAAAGGAGAACGTCACTGGCGCGGAAGCAAAAGTGAAATTGTCTCGTTGATTGATCGTAATTTTTCCGTGCCACCTCTCGCCCCTTCTGGCCTTTGATCATGGACACTACCAACATTGACAGTTTGATGAAACGTCTCCAGGAAATCAAAGAAGAACAGAAAAACCTTGCTGATGCTGAGTGCTTTATCAAAAACTTGATTTCTAGTTGGCTTGAGGAAGAAGACATTGAAAAGTACGAAAGTGAACATTGCACTGTTCGTCTTCAATCTCGCAACAAGAAAGACTACGGACCAACATTTCGCGCCAAAGAAACCGAGCTGAAAGAGCTGAAAAAGCTTCAAGATGATCTTGGTGATTACGAAGTGGTTTCTACAGAAACAAGCCTCGTATATGCTGCTCCTAAAACACCTGCTGTTCCTTCTTTTTGAAACCATGCAAATCATCGCGCACACTCCTCTTGGTATATTCAAGGGGCTAAAGCAACCTTACGACGAGGAAAAATATCAAGACATGTTATACCTGCTAAGTGGAATTCATAAAACTCTCGGTTTTAATATGGTAACAGATTCTGGGAAGTGTTACATGAGCAAGGCAATGATTGACCAATGTATTTTCTTTGTCATAAAGTAATTTTCCTCCCATTGCATCTTCAAGAAGTTGATTCAAGGGCCGCTGTCGCGGCCTTTTTATTGGGAAAACGAATAACAGCCATTCATTCGCAATCCTGATAATGTGATACAATGGGGGCAAACAGTGGTTGTTATGGCTAAGCCCGAAATCTCTTTCCCATCGCCTGAGGAAGAACTTAACTATGGCGTGAAAACCTTGCTGGAAGCTGGCTTCAGCATCAAGCAAATTGATCGCATTCGTAATGAAGTGGGTGTTGGTCCCGGTAAGATTCCATACAACAAAGAAACTGTTGGCCATCGTCGTCACATGACAGCAGAGCTTCTTGCCGCAAGTCTAAGCAATAGGCAAATCGCTAATGTGCTCAACTTGAGCAAGGAAACAGTAAGCACTGACCGTAACGAAATTCGTAAGCTCTACACTGAAGAAATCCTTAAAAGCGCTGATGTACATCGTGCCAGGCTCCTCAAGGAACAAATGGAACTGAAGAATATTGCAATGAATAGCTTCCAGGAAAGTCGCATTAAGCGTATTGTCACCACTTCTGCTTCCAAAGATGCCGACGAAGAATCGTCCATCATTAGAACGGAAACCATTGCTGGTGACTCCTCTTTCCTGAACGTGGCCAAGAACTGTCTAGTCGAACAAGCCAAGCTTCTAGGGCTTCATGGTCTCCATCCGCAGCCAGAAGACAAGAAGGATTACAAAACCTTCCTGGATGACCTTGCCAAGACCGTGGGCGACATCAAAGACCGGGAAGCCAACGCTGGGGCCATTGAAGCTTCTTCCATGGAATCGGCTGCCGTTGAAGAGGCTTGACAACTGCCCCTAGTTTCGGCAGACTATTGGCGCACCCTCTTACGTTCCCGTTGTGTTCCAATCCGTAGACGACTTCCTGCGTAAAGCAATGGGAGCAAAAAGCGGTGATCGTCAGATCATTGAAGAAGAAGTTGGCACGCAATTGGACGATCCTGATCTAGTGGGCGTCCCTCAAGACATGGTTGTTGCCATTGATGAGGCTGTTGAAAAATATGGTGACGAAGCGTTAAGGCACATTACTTTGTTTTGTCTTGGTAAGTGGATGGCCATTCACGATGAAGTGCTGGAACAACACATTGAGCTTGATTCCACTCACCCCGCTGTATTAACTGCCGGTGATTTAACCACTCTTGCAAACGCTGCCAGGCTCCTTGCATCAGTGGGAAGTTTTGGTGGTGATGAAGAATGGCGTGCAATGCTTAAAGAACTCACTGTCCAGTCTGTTCTTGAGCAATGCGAAGAAGACAACATTGATATTGGCACTTTCTTCAACAAATGACTACCATTCAAGAGGCTTTTAACTACGGCATTCCCATGGCCACTAAAGTTCGCCCCTTAGTAAACATTTGCATTCCTCCTGCATTAAGGGAAGATGCTGAAGCCATTGCTTCTCAAGATCCCCCAGTGCATCCAGCATGGGCCAAGCTTGAACAACGTGGTAAGCACTTTGTAATACGCACCAGAGACCTAGAAGACATCACGGAAGTGAGCGACTGGGCTCGTGCTGCCCTTGTCGAACCCATTGCACCATTGTCTAAGCGGCAACGACAGGCCTACCAGAGCATCTTGGACCGCACCATTCGCTATGCCGACATCGTGCCCATTGGTTCCTGTCATTGCCTTGCCATGGCATGGAGGGACAGGCCACTGCGTCGAGGCACGTTCGCAAGGGGCGATGGGAGCATCAAAGACATCCCCAAGGCCATAAAAAAATCTTATAGCCTTTCCCATTGACTTCTGCCCCATTGTCCTCCATCATTAGCAAGTTCCCAGCCACTCCCTACATGGCTCGCATCCTCACCCTCGTACCGGGCACCATCAGCGCTCGGTCAAACAATGACGAAGTGGTGATGGCTTGTTCCATTCCCATGGTGCAAAGCTATTTCAACATTAGTGATCTTCAACGGTGGATTACCACTTTAGAAGAAACCATGGGCAACGAAAAGAACATGGCGCATCAGCATGATCTTGAAAACATGCGCTTCACTTTTCAGGCAATGTTAATCAAGCATCAAGATCAGCATGAAGAAGTGATTAGCGCTGCTCCCACTGCTGATGATCTGCAAGCTTATTTAGCCTCTTATTCTCATTACGTTTCGGGATCATGACTAGCAAATCTTCCCCGATCACACCACCGCCGGAGCCGCTAACACCCGCCGCGCAGGCCGTGATGGATGCCTTCCTGGACTGCTCAGTGGACGCTGGCAACTATTACGCAACCCGCAGCCATCAGATTGCCGCCGCCCTTCGTGCTGCTGCAGATCAACTTAGTTACAAACTTCCATTTGAAGATGATGGACGTGTAGACGTTTCTGATCTTCTCGCCATCGCCACCGAACTGGAGGGCAAATGACCACCACCCCCGACTTTCGTGCATTGTGCGCGGAACTTGTTGATGCTTGCAACGGAACAAATATGAGTGTCTGGTGGGAGGCACTTGATTGCGCTGAGGCCGCCCTAGCCACCCCATCGCCGGAGCCGCCGACGGATGAGGAGCTGCGCAAGCTCTGGCTAGATCTGTACGCCACCAATGACGGTCCCACCAGTGGTGAAGTGGTGGTAATTGCCCGCGCCGTTCTTGAGAGGTGGGGAAAATGAGCGGAAACTTACTGATGCCAAACGGTGATTTTCTCTATAGTTACCCTCAAGTGACTCGCGTGGAGGTTATTACTAACAATGGCCGAGAACTGGTTCGTTATGAATGCTCTAACGTGCAGGTTAGTTTGCAGGACGATGGGCAAACAATAAAAGTGTTTTTGTCTTCCACTATTAACTAAACTTCCCACAACAAGCTAAAAGGAAAGGGCCTTTCGGCCCTTTCTCTATGCAACGCTTCCGATGAGGCGTTTTCATTGTCATGAGACTAGCGCCCCTACCCCGAACCATGCACGGGAGAAAGGCCTTGCGGACACTTTCACGCTAATCAACCCCGTCCGCCCTTACGGGCCTGCTGCCAGGGAAGGTGGTTAAACCTTCAGGACCAACGTTGCACCAAGGAATCCTACCACAAGACAGGCGATGGGCGAGCCGTGCTACCATTGCCCTTGCTGGCAGGAGACTGTCAGTCCCTACTAACATTCTTCTTCTTTCCTGATGCTTCATTCTTTTTTTCGCCTTTGCCTTGCTGCTTCATTGTTCATTCCCCTTGCTTCCCAAGAAGCCCATGCCTATTCTGCTTGTGGCACCAGCAGTTGGTACGGAGCTGAGTTTGAAGGCCAACGCACGGCCAGTGGTGAGCGCTTCAGTGCCCACGGCCTCACTGCTGCCCATCGAAGTCTTCCGTTCGGCGCCAAGGTGCGGGTGGTCAATCAGGCCAATGGTCGATCGGTAACAATCCGGGTGAATGATGACGGGCCTCACGTTTCAGGCCGCATCATCGACCTTTCAGAAGGCGCTTTCCGGCGAATTGCTAGTCTGGGAAGTGGCGTGACAAGGGTTTGCATTGCTCGCATCTGACAATTTGCTTGAAAATGGCAAATGGGGGCAACAGCCCCCTTTTTTATTGCTATGCTTTACAAGTCGGTTTTGCCGATCCCGTCCGGGAAATGCACTTTTGTGCATGTCGTTTGACTATGAGTCGTCAGTTCTCTAAAAGGCAACGCTTGCAAATTCTTGTGAGAGATCACTGGACTTGCTGCTATTGCGGCGAAAAGCTGCAGCCAGGACCTCTCACTCATATTGATCATGTCGTTCCATTTAGCCATGGTGGTCGTACCACTGTGGACAATGGAGTGGCTTCCTGTAGACGGTGCAATCTCCTCAAATCTGCATCGTTTGATCATGAAATTACGTAAATGGCAACAAGAGGCTATCAACGCCTGTCTTCCTCAGTTTGCTAAAGGTCGAAAGCTTTTTGTGATTGAAGGTTGCACTGGATCAGGAAAAACTCTTTGCAGCGCCACGGCAGCACTTCAACAAATTGAAAATGGCAAAGCTGATCTAATTGTCGTTCTTACACCAAACTGCGGTACTCGCCTGGGATGGAAGAAAGCATTTGACGGCCTTCGTCTTAACGGCAATCGCGTTAATGTCACAGATGACGCTAATTTCCCGTTAGATGCCAATGTCTGGGTTTCTACTTACGCTGGCTACTCCAGAGTAGAAGAAGCCTTGTGTAATCGCCCGTTATCGGGCGTAATTGCCATCATTGATGAATTTCATCATCCAGCGGATACGGCTGAATGGGGCAATGCAGTTGACAAGCTGGTTTCATTATCTGAGCACGCTATTTTTCTTAGCGGAACACCATGGAAACGCGAAGGAAAGATTGCTGTTCTTTGCGGAGAAAAAAATATTCACGGGGAAAATTATTACCAAGAAGAAGGTCGCATTAAAGCTGATTTCTCTTATGACTATGCACAAGATCTTCGCGAACCCAAGACGCGTGGAACTGTTCCCGTTAAGTTTAAATTTTGGGATTCTTTTTGGCGTAGCCCCGATGGAAAAGTTTGCGAAATTCACAAAGATCTCCCCGATTTTCCCAGCGAGCAATGGGAAACAGTGGAAGATTGGGAAGAATGGGCAAAGAAGTGTGACAAGCCGTTAGGGAAACATTTGCATTTTGACTTAGACACTGAATCGCCTGGCGACAACCAAACCATTCGGAGAGTTCTGGATGAGGCTTTGAGTTTGCTATCCAAAACCCGTGGAGACATTGAGTTGTCCTGCAATCAAAAAAATGCAAGCGTAATGCTTTGCGTGGCAAAGGGGATGAGTGACGCTCGTAAAATTACAAACTATATTCAAGAGATTCGCCCTAGTTACAAGGTTTCCTTGGTTATTAGCGACGATAACAATGGGGCGAAAAAGCTTGAAAAAATTGCAAGGCAATGTAGGGAGAACGCATCCGATAAGCCCGATGTAATTGTTTCGGTGGGAATGATTTCCGAGGGGGTGGATATTCCACAGATCAAGGTTGTTGCTTATTTAAGCGCGATCTTGACCGTGTTGTATTTTATTCAAGTAGTTGGACGTGCAATTCGACGAATTCCCATTGGGAAAGGAGAATATGCCGACACCAGTCCCTCTGATACTGTTGCTTATGTAGTTGCCCCGGCCCATCCCAAGCTTCGTTACATTGCTCGCAACATTGAAAAGCAAGTGGAAGATGGTTGTGGGGATTTATTGAGAAGTTTTGAAGTCAAAGTTTCACCAACGGACTCCAACAAAAAGAAGCAAGCCACTGGCACTGTGACATCGGGTGAAAACAGTATTGGAGTGTTTCGCGGAAGTGAAGATTTTTCAAAATGGCATGAAATTGTTGAGGCAATGAAAGCCCACGAAAATGCTGCGGATTGCTACATTGATTCCCATTGGGCAGAACACATCCTTGGCTTGTTTCTTCGTGGAGATGCCAAAGCAGAAGAATATGCTATTGCTGACATCAATTCAAAATGCCGCTGCTTAGGGGTATCTGTTGAAGAATTAAGCGTAACACTTGAAGATGAAATTAACCCGCCATTGTCTTACGAGGAAGAGCAGAAACGCTTGAGCGAAAAGGCTATTTACTGGACGAATATTATTCGCTTTCGCGGTAAATATCGCCAAATTGAAGATAACGATGTTGCTTTCAGGAAGGTGCGTGGAGAGATTAACCGTTTAGCTGGCCTTAAGGCGGCTGGAGTGACTTTCTCAAAGGCTTCAATTGAGCAGCGTCGCCAGTGGGTAAAAATGGCTGAGGAAATGGCGAGGGAAATGGCATGAGTTTTACAGTATTTTCCGCCAGAAGCCTCGCTCACGATCTCGAAAGTGCCGTAGGTGAAGAAGCTTTTTATTTTTACATGCGAGAAATTATTGATGGCAAATTGTATGAACATTATGTAGATGCCGTTAATGGCGAAGAAGTGAGGTTTAATGGATTGTTGCATTTTATGCAGCACAAAAGTGGGCTTGGCATTAAAGACTTAGTTCTTTTTAAAAAGTGTTTGAGTGCTGTTGCCAATTCTTCGCACTCAATGGCAAGAAATGCCACTGAACTAACGGTGGCACTTACTCAACCATTAGCGGAACACGGCCAAAACCAGCACGTGGGAGGAGGACATGACAATGTAAGGTCCTCCTCTTGCGGCAACTCCCAGGCCTACCTGTTGCAGCGCCTAGCCCGCGATGCACCAGAGACTCTGGAGCGTGTGAAGTCTGGCGAAATTAAAAGCGCCCGTGCTGCTGCTATTGAAGCAGGTATCATCACGCCCTTCCCATCGCTTCAGCTCAAAGACCCGGCTCCCACCGCTCAAAAGCTATTAGCCAAGAAGGGCCAAGCCTGGTGCTTGCAGCTTCTGGAAGAACTCTCGGAGCTTTGTTACGAAATGTGACAGTGGGGCCGCAAGGCCCCCTTTTCTGGTATTCTTCTCTCATGGGCAGCGACGCCCTCCTCTACTTTTTCCCATGGACAAGACCTCCTTCATCCGCAAGTTCATCGACAACGCTGGCAGCAGCATCGTCTCTGTGAATTTTGTCAAGCTTGACGGCAGCCTTCGCTCCGTCCAGTTTAACCCTCGCGACCGCCAGGAAATCAAAGGAACTGGCTCGCCTACTACGAAGGCTTCCATCATCCGCTGCCGTGATTTCCGCCAAGCAAAAGCAGGCAATGCTGCATGGCGCTCGTTTGATACTGAGCGTGTGATCAGCATTCAGGCCAATGGTCAGCACGTTTTCTTCTAATTTCATTGTTCTGTCATGCAACGCATAATTGCCACTGGCTTAGGCATTGGTTATCTCCTGCTAATTGCAGCAGCCATTGCCTTCGCTTCTCCTCAGAAGAAAAACGACCAAGCTCTTCTCCATTGCCTCAACTTGCATCCGGCCAAGTATTGTCACCTTACCTACGGCCACCAATCATGAAAGATGCCAACAAGGAAATCCTTAAACTAGCAAAAAGGTACGGCTACGCTCTTGTAAGACAAACCAAACATTTGATCTTCAAGCATCCAACTGGCTCCGTACTTGTCACAAGCAAAAGCACCAAGGACTACAGGGCCTTGCGTAATACAGAGCGCGAAATTAGGAAGCAGCTTAAACTAAGTCCTCCTCCCATTGACCTGTGATGCCCACTCTTCTTGGTAGCCCTTTTGCATGGTCGTTATGGTCCGGCACTGGCTCCGCCTGGAGCCTGCTCGATACCAGCTTAGATCGCTCAGCCCTTGAACGACAGGCCAGGAGCTTGCAGGCCCTGTTCACGAACAAGCAGTTCATTGTGGTGGCTGGCACTCAGCCTCCTCGTTCGTAAAGATAAGCAACAGTGATCAGCCAGGGGCTAGCGCTCCTGGCCTTTTGCTGTATTGTTGGGGAGTTCGAGCCGAGAGGCTCTCCTGCTTCAAACCATGGCCCGCATCAATCACACCGTCGAGCAGCTCACCACCGCCGACACCTACACAGCCTTCAACGGGCTCCAGACCATCAACCTCACTGTTACCCTGCCTGATTGGCACGAGCCCTTTTTCAGTCAGGTGCGTGAGGGCGCTGCTAACCCCCGCAAGCTTGAAATGAATGGTTTGCTGCACGTCTGCAAAGCTTGGTACATCAATGGGCCAGTGGCCGATCAGTGGACCATTTCCACCCTTAATGGCCCCATCCAAGTGCCTGCTGGTACGCGCATTGAAACTGAAGAGCTTCCTGAGAAGTGGGAGGCCAACAGCAAGGAGGCCAGCAAAGGCAAGAAAGAATGGTTCGCCTATTCCAATGGCCGGACTGCGTTCTGTTAAGCATTGTTACAAAGGGCCGGAAACGGCCCGCTCCGTTCTATTGTTCCCTTGTTCCTTCCAAAAGCCATGACGACCATTCCTACCATCCACCTCAATGGCACCAGCAAAGATACTCTGACGGCAGAGTATTATGCTGCTTACAAGGCAATAAAGGAAAGCATCAATACACTTCTCGATGCAACGCTCAACGGAAGAGATTACTATCCACAAGGTAGCGATGCTTTCTATCAAGCTCGCGCAGAACGTCAAGATGCACTCAGCAAGCTGCATCAAGTGAAGAGCTACATTGAAGAGATGATCACTGGCATTGCAGAACAATGAAAGGAGACATCCTTGCTGCCATTCTTAAGCAAAAGATTGGCACTCCGCTTTCACTAGAAGAACAAACAGCGCTCAATCGCTATTTAATGTTTGGAGAGGATGATGAAGCCTTTCCTGATGAAGATGAATGGTCTTCTATTGTTGGTTGATTGTTATTCCCTTTTCCCATTGCTTCTTCATCATGACCTGCTCACCATTCCCTCATTTGTCCATTGACTACAAGGCACCATGGAACGTGCGCTATTGGGCTAAAGACTACGCCCTGGAGGCCATGAAGCAGGTGACAGGCAGCTACTGGCCTGCTGGTAGCTTAGAAGTGAGGCACTGCTCAGCATCGCCCACACACTGGCGTGTGGTGCCCACCAACTACTCGGGGTTTCAGCAGCCAAGCGCTTTGTGAAGTTTTGTTACAGGCCCCGTTCTCGGTCTGTTTTTGTTCTATTGTTCTTTCAATGGGCCGAAAGGTCCACCGTTTTCCAAAACCATGAGCCGGAATTTACTTCAGAATTTTTGCAATTCTTCTGTTAAGATTCAAGATGCACAGTCTGGCAGTATTTTTTATGTCTATGTGGACGCAATTCAATCAAAAATGATGCTGCCTAAGACGTTGGAAGAGGCTTACGCCAATGGTTTCCTGGTGATTGAAAAATTATCATCGAATCTTTTCTTGCTTATGATTGGCAATGAATCTTACGAAAATCAATCTATCGAGGAGCTGAATCAATTGTTATTCCAATGGTCGTTGTTTGAGGGCTACCAATGGTAAAAGTTAATGCCGTATTGTCCTTGTTTGATGGCATCAGTTGCGGTCAAGTTGCACTTAATCGAGCTGGAATTCAGTATATGTCTTATTATGCTTCCGAAATTGATAAATATGCAATACAAGTGACACAATGCAACCATCCAAATACAATTCAGCTTGGCGATGTCAGATTGATTGATAGTGCAAGTTTGCCAAAAATAAATTTATTGCTGGGCGGGAGCCCTTGCCAATCATTTTCTAGTGCTGGCAACAATACGGGATTCAATGGAAAGAGCGGATTATTCTATAAATATGTCAAATTACTGAAAGAATGTAATCCCGAATATTTTTTATTTGAAAACGTGAGAATGAAAAAAGAATGGCAAGATATTATTTCCATGGAGTTAGGCGTCAAACCTGTTAAAATTAATTCCAATCTTTTTAGTGCGCAAAATAGGGAAAGATTGTACTGGACTAATATACCAATAACCCCTATTGTTGACAAAAAAATATATATTGAAGACGTATTGGAAGTCAGCCCGAGTGACAAATATTGGCTTAAAGATGTAAATGTAAATTTATTGCTAAAGAAGATTAGCCTTGAAAATGCTCCAGATATAGCATGTATAGATGTGTACAACAGGAAAATTAAACAAGACAGAAAAAGTCCGACGCTTTCCTTGCCAAACCATAACGGAATAAGAGTATTGCAACATGGAAGAATACGAAAACTTACCCCAGAAGAATGTGAAAAATTGCAAACTCTTCCCAATCTTTACACTAATTGCGGTATTAGTGATACACAGCGATATACAACAATTGGCAACGGATGGACTGTCGATGCCATAGCACATATTTTGCGCGGTATTATTTACTGACTCATTGATTTGCCGTTCAGTTGCTTTGTGAAGCTTTGTGACAAACGCCAAGAACAGGGCCACTGGCGCATATATTGGGTTCAACGGGAGCGAGAGCTTCCTCCTTCTTTTCTCAAGCCATGACCTCCTTCAATCCTCAAATTGGTGATCAGTGCAATTGGGCGCTCTGGACTGACGTGGAGCCCTGCACAGTCATTGCCCGCACCCCTAAGAGCTGCAAGGTGAGGGTGAACAAAACTGAAGTGGCCAAGGCGCCCAAAATGGAGCCTGGTGGTTTCGCTGCAGTGGTGCTTGAGCCTACCGAATGGCGCATTCTTGACGACCTGGAAGAGCAAGTTCTTACCTTCACGCTTAGAGCCTCTGGCCTCTGGAAGCTGCAAGGTAGTGGCATGCGCGAAAGGGGCAACGTGCTCCGCGCTGGCCATCGCAAGGTGTACGACTACGGCTTCTAGGCTTTGTAAAGCTTTGTTACAGGCCCCATTTCCAGGGGCCTTCAGCATGTACATTGGTTTCAACGGGGGCGAGAGCTTCCTCCTTTCCTTGAAAATCATGGCTTTCTGTCTTTCCACTCTTCCCGCAGGTGATCGCTGCATTGTTTCTGCTCCTCGCAATTGTTTTGAAGTGTCTTCCGCTATTCACGATTTTGGTTCAGTTGTTGATTGCTTTGCTCGTAATTTCAATGGCAAGAAAGTGCTTAATGCTATCAAGATAGGCAATGATTGCTTTGATGTGACTATTACAAATTACAATCACATGGGCGGTAGACTTGTCCAAGGAAAAACCATTCGCTTCACCACTACTGGCACATGGGTGGGAGAATGGTTGAAAGCTGTGGGCGCCAAAGACTCTTTGTAAAGTTTTGTTACGGGCCCCGGAAACGGGGCCGCCAGTCTGTATAGTAGTTTCAACGAGGCGAGAGCTTCCCCCTTCTTCAAAACCATGACTGCTTCTTTCAAAGTCAACGCTGGTGGCCTTATCATCCGCCACACTGAAGATCAACTCCTGAGCCTTGTCGCTCGCTTCATCGTCGAAGGCAAGCCCGGTGCAACGCTATTGCTTCCTTCGTTGGCCTGGCTGCGTAAGCGCGATGATGGCCGTATTCTCATGGGCCGCGAAAACACCATCGGCATCATGATCATGGGCTATGACAATTCCATTGGAAGCCTGCTTTTCAACGAAACCAGCGATGACATCGTTGCCACAATTGTTCGATGGAGCAAAGGAGCATGAATGTTCCCAACCACCAGCACAACAGCGGCAAGCCTCCCAAGCGGAGGCTCAAGCCACAAGCCCTAAGGGCCGCCAAGGCCCGTCGTAAAGCCCTTCTACGTTCCCTCAAGCCATGAAGAACATTAACACGGTTGATTCATTTAAAAATTCAAAGCCGCTGATTCACCTATCAAAGCGCCTAGACGAGACATGGCGCGATTGGCTAGATCGCCATGGAATTCCATTCCCAGATGCTGAGGAAAAGACTCTAATCAAATGTCACTATATGATGCGCTATGAAGACCTTTATGCAGAAATTGATAACGGCCAATATTCCAAATGGTTGTATTATTTACCTAAAGAACGACGTTGGCAAAGTTCAATGCATGGACCTTTTTAGCGGCCAAAGTGACTAATTACGCCATTTACCATCCTCTAAAACCATGACTGCCATTAACATCCTTGCTATCAGCGACAAAGGCAAGAGCCGCATTGGCAAAAAGCTGACGCTCGCAATTGTCGAGCAAGATCATCACGACAAAATGTTCATCGTCATTCCTGGTACCAATCAGTGTCGATGGATAAAAAAGCAGGATGATCCTGACTTCCGCATTATTGAAAACGATTGACTATTTCCCTTTCCCATTGCTCTCCTAAAATGACTGCTCTCGCTTACGTTCGCACTCGCACTGATCACGGTCCCTACTTCGACCCCACAAAAGGCAAGTATCAATGCAGCACGCTAAGGGATGTCATCTTTCACACTAGGCTTGCCATGGAAGATGGCGAAGATTGCATTGGCGTTTTTCACGGTGAAGAATGCAAGGGTATTTGGCGTAAAGAATGGGATGCTGAGCCCGACGGTGAAGGCGGCATGGAACGCAGCGAATCATGGTATGCTTTCTATCGTGCTTCTGAAAAGAACCACGCCCTTCTCTTAGGTCAATTCTGAGGCTTTCTTATGTCAGGCGGAGCACTGGGCGACTATTCCTACCACAGGATCAATGACTTCACTGCTGATCTTCGTAATGCAATTGATTTCAATGGGACAAAAGATGAATGGGGCTATTGCCACAACTATTCCCCGACGACCATTGCATTCTTGAAGAAACAACTTAAGCAAATGGAGAAGATAGCTACAATGATGCGCCATATTGACTTGCTTTATTCTGGTGACTATAGCGAAGATAGCTTCAGGGCAAATGTTGGTCTCAAGAAGGGAGAATCATGAAGCTAGTTCATAAAGAGTTTGTTCGAGCATTCATCCTTGAAAAACTACGCACTATCACCCGTTTTGATTTGATGATGCTTGTTGATAGATGCGAGGATGAGGAACTTACTGATTTTCAAACCGCAGAATGCTTTGATGCCGAATTGTATCGCATAGAAAAACTGTTTAATTTCCCCCCCGAGTTTCCTTCACCATCGCCAACACAAATGGAGCACGAGCAATCATGAAGCTAGTTGACTGGTTTAATGCTGAATGCTGCAGGGGCACAGAACTCGTGGAAGGCTGGTACTGGCATGAAGACGATGGGGAAGGAATTGGCGGGCCTTACGATAGCGAAGAAGCCGCTTGTGAGGCGGCTCAAGAGGGAAAGGGGTGGTGAAGGCAGATCCGGCCAGGATCCGGCTAGGAACTGGCTGGTTTTGTATTGGGCAAGGCTGGTGACGTATCAAGATCCGGCCAGGGTTGTATAGGATCCGGCTAAGGTTGTATGGTTGGTTATATCAACATTTTCGTCATGTTGTTATTTTTAACATTTCTCAATAATGTTATTTTAACATTTCTTAATCTTTTCGCTTTGTAAAATTTGCAAATTAACATTTTTAACATTTCTTAATCTTTTCACTTAACATTTCTTCACAATGTTACTTTGCAGAATTTGCAACTTTTTACTTTGCGGAATTCGCACAATCTTGCTTTGCGGGATTCGCAACTTCTCACTTTGCGGGATTCGCAACTTTTTACTTTGCAAAATTTGCAACTTCTCACTTTGCAGAATTCGCAACTTTTTACTTTGCGGAATTTGCATAATGTTGCCAGGCGCCAGGATTGCCGCGCTGGGTGATGCTTACTGCCGCTGCCTTAAATGTTAACCATAACGCTAGCGTATTGTTGCGAATTGTTGCGAGACTCGCGAGACTAGCGCAACGTATGGTAGGCGGCGGATTGTGACGGAATGTTGCGCTGGCTTGACGGGATGGCAGGCTATCGGGCAGGCAATTCATCGGGCAGGCTCCAGTGCTCCCATAGCCTCCCCCGTATCACAGGCCCTTGCAACGACTGCGCCAGGTGGACGGTTTTAGCAGTGGCACACCTAGGCGATACGTTGCGCGATACTGCCCCTTATGCTTTGGGAGCCGGAATCGATCCCGGCACGTTCCCCCCGCCTTTCAATCATGACTGCTTCCTACGCTTCCCTCACTGCTAAGGAGTCTGCCCTTTTCGCCGCCATCGTAGAAGGTATGGACGAACCTGGTTGCGGTTGGCTCCATGAACTGGCCGAATCTTCCCGGAGCCTCTCCGCCGTCCTGGGGAGTCTTGTCCGTAAAGGCCTAGTCGATTCAAACCGCGACGACAACGGCGCCCCTAGCGCGTGCTACTGGGTGAGCCTGACCGACGCTGGCGAGGCTCTGGCTGCCCCTGCTGCCCCTGCTGCCCCTTCTCCGATTCTCCCCGGTGAGATCGCCGCACCTGTCCCGCTTGCCCCATTGTCACCCGCTCCTAGCCTGCCAATCTGGCAAGCGCAATCACAACAACAACCACAACAAGGGGCAAGCGCTCCGTTCCTAAACAGTCGCGCCACGTTCCCCGAGCTTAAGAGCACGGAGAATCTATACAAGATCACTCCGGCCAATCTTTTAAGCATCAACCCTAAAACGGAAAAGTCGCTCAAGAATGGCGACCCGCAAACCTACATCTTACATCTTGCCCCGCACAATCTGTCAGGCGTTAACGTTTGCCCCGGTGCTGGCAACTGTAAAAAGATCTGTCTTCACTCTGCCGGTAACCCAGTATACATGGAAGCGAAACAAGCGGCCAGAATCCGCCGAACCCTGGCCTATATTCAGAATCCCGAAGCGTTTATGAGGGTGCTAGTTTGCTCGATTTTAGACAAGATCAAAAAAGCAAACGGCGAACCGATCGCCATTCGCTTAAACGGTACGTCTGACGTAGCCTGGGAGAATGTAGACTTTAATGTTTCGGCCGAGTTTGCTACATTCTGCCGCGTCAAGTATGGGCGCCAATTGTTGGTTGGTCGTCAGAATATCTTTGAGCTTGTCAACTCCTTAGACGTAGATTGTAAGTTCTACGATTACAGCAAAATCCGCCGTGATTGGGGACTCTGTGCCTATCTGGGCTATCATCTTACATTCTCATTCGATGGTTGGGACAATGCTGGCAATCTTAAGCTTTGCCGCGAAGCTATAGCAAATGGCGTTAATATTGCCGCAGCATTTAACATTAAGCGCGGCTATGCTCTACCCTCAGTCCTAGAGTCTGGCGGATTGGCGGACTTTAACCTCCCCATCATTGATGGTGACTTAACAGATTACAGGCCAGCCGATCCCGCTGGTGTTATAGTCGGCCTACGCTATAAACTACCAGTTGGCTCTCCTATGGGGCCCGTAGAAAAAGAAGCATTTAAGCGTGCATTCTGCATCTCCTAAGTTAAAACAATGGGCCGACAATTGTCGGCCTTTCTTTTCACTTTTCCCCTGATCTTTTCCTCTCATGAATCTTTCCGACCTCTCCAATCTATCTTGGGCTGATTATCATTTCCCCTCTCTAGATGACGCCAAGTCTACTCTGGCCGAACTTAAATCCAACTTGGAGGACTACAAATGGACGGGCCACACTAATTTAGAGTTGGAAGACTCTATTTATGAACTAGAAAGTTTAGTTTGGCATTGTGAAATGGAAGGGGGTTTCTAATATTTAGTGAGCCTAGCCTAGAAGCCCTTAGAAGCCCCTTGGCCACGGTCAGGGGGTTTCTTTATGGGCGGCAATGGGCGGGCATGCTGTAGGCGATCCTGGGACAGGCTGGCGAGCATGGAAGCGGCAGACAGTCCTAGTGACGGCCGATCACAAGGGGGAAGGGGACAATTCTCACAATTGCGAACCATTCTCAACAAGGGTTTCAATAGCTTACCAGTCCGATTGTAAACTTTTGTAACTTTTCCGCGATCCTGGCCGATAGTGTGCGAGGATGGCTGGAGCGGTAACCTGGAAAATAAGGCGGTCGGGCGCGGGGTATCCCCTTTTAGCAGCGGCGCTATTTTTCATTTAGTTTGTTCCCCCTCAGTTACATTTTACGATGGGCGCATTAGTATTAACTGACCGAACGATCTAGCAGTTTACGAAGTAGAAGTGAGGTCACTACGACGTTTGCGATCGCTCGCGAAGGTAGCTCCCCAAGAGCGTCATTCAGCGATCGTTTTTTGAGTCCTTCTAGATATTGCTTTTTCCTGAAAAATCAATGCCTGGCTTGTACGGCCACACCATGGGCGTTATTCTCTTCCGTCGTAACGTTTCGTTAAGAGAAGAAGAATTGTAAAAGGAAGCCTAGGAAACGATCGCCTTGGGGGCTCCTGCGCGTGGCTTCCTTACGAACGAACGGCAGAAAGCAGTTGTTAAAGGAAGGGAGGAGAGGAGCCCTTAGGAACCATCGCTTGGGGCTTCCTTCGCGAAGGGCTCAGCGAAGGGAGAGTAACTGCTCGTGACTGTGACGAGATGCAACGTGCCCTCACTACTATTGTAGAACTTTTTCGCACTGTCTTGCTTGAGTCTTGTGATGAGACAGTAGTCATAGCTTAATTGCGAAGCAATCCTTTGGAAAAAATTACAGAATTTCTTAACAATTCAATGGAAAGGCCTGGTTCGGTGAAACCAGCATTAAACTGCCAGTAAAACCAGCACCAGTCATGGCCAAAAGCAACTACAACGATCCTCTGGAGGAGTTCGTCACAGTGACAAGCGTCTGGCGCTTGCGCGTGATGGCACGGCGCTATGCAGGCCAGGCAAGGAAGGAGGTGTTGGCAGCCGTTGCGCCCAAGAAGACGCTGCTGTACAATCCTCCTCGTGGGGGCTCGTTTAATGGCTACCAGGCCGAGTGCCTGGACACTGCCATTACCGTTGACTCCCTCCCATCGTCCCTCTATCCCGACTGGTAAACCATGGCTTCAAAAGATTTCATCCAAGCTATCAACAAGCATGTAATGGGCGATCGCTCAGAATTTGACGCGCTAAAGGAACGCTTTCAAGAGGATTTTTATTGGTGCGCTGATAAGTCAATCGCAGCAGCTCTTGCCTATATGATTGCCAAGGACGAGCTAGAGACGGAAAAAGAAGAAGAGGAAGAAGAGCCTGATGTTTATGATGAAGCAATTGCAGTCATCGAGAAGTATCGTCATCCATTCGGCAATATCAGTGCTCATACGGCCATTGATGAAATCTTCACTTTGATCTACGAATGGCTGGATGAAGGCTTGGCGGGAATGGGGTATCAATACGGTTTCAACTCAAGGAGTGACATTAAAGAGTTATTCTCGCCATTCATTATCAAAAAGTCAGAATAGTAACTCCCCACTACTCCTTCTCTTCCCCATTGTGCCTAACGTAAATAGCGTTGGGCTTTTTTATGACTGACTTCAACTTGGACGATATTGCTTCTCCTTTCACCACCAGCGGCATTAAAGTTTGGCCCGTGCATTCAAGGCCTGGTTTCTCCTGGTTCATTGCCCACGGAGAAAAGCCGTATTATTTCCGTACAAAGACTGAAGCATTGCGTTTTATTACGATGGCCATCGGCAGCGAAGCTTAGCCGTGCTAGCCTGTGCCTGTTGATTCCCGAGGGCCGCGAGGCCCTTTTCTTGTCTCATGAGTCTGAAAGAAAACGCACGTTGCGAAAAGATTGCCCGCACTGGTCGAGTACAAGATTGGCTTGATTCGCCCGAAAGCCGTCTGCCCGTAAGCTGCACTGTCTTCGTCGTAGAAGACGATATGGAAAATGAAGACGGCATTGAAGCATCATGGCGTTTTGTTAGCCATGGTCTGCGTAATGCTGCTGGCGTGGCAGTACATTTGTCCAACCTTCGTGCTCGTGGCACTGACAATGGCAAAGGCCTCATTGCAAGCGGTCCTGTTAGTTTTGCCACCATCTATAGTAAGCTCAATGAAATCTTGCGTCGTGGTGGTAAGTTCCGCAATGGTGCAATTACGTTGCATTTGGACTATGACCATCCTGATGCCATTGAATTTGTCAAGGCAAGCCGTGCTGAATTGCCATGGGCAAAGCGTTGCTTGAATGTTGACCAAGACTTCCTGAAAAATGCCTCCAAGGAGCTAATTGCTGCCTGTCTAAAGGCCATTGCAAGTGGTGACTTATGGCTTACGAAGATTGTCTTCAACGAAGAGGGCGAGCGCATCTATGCCAATGTATGTCTTGAAATTTTTCTTCCCCATCGTGGCACTTGCTTGCTTCAGCATGTAAACCTTGGCGCTTGTTCCATTGAAGAACTGCCCCATGTGTTTATTAGTGGCATGACTGAACTGTGCCAGCTTCATCCAACCACTGGCGTTGGTGATACTGGCCAGTATCTTCCTCCCGAAATTGACAAGCAAGTGGGACTGGGCATGCTTGGTCTTGCTAACTTCCTTGCCATCCATGACATTTCCTATAAGGAATTTGGTGACGCATTGGAGGCAGTGCTTGGCAATCTGCCAGTGGAGCAAACCGAGGCATGGCAAGCCGCTAAGAGCTTCGAGCTGGCCTTCATTCAGGCCGCGAGTGTGGCCAAGGCACATGGCATGGAACGTGCCCTTACCATTGCCCCTACGGCTTCCTGCTCCTACCGCTATCTCGATGCTCGTGGTTTTACGACCACGCCCGAAATTGCCCCTCCCATTGCCCGTGAAGTGGATAGGGACAGTGAAACGATGGGTGTGGAAAGTTTTGACTACGGCGATGTCGAGACTGCTTCTGAAGTGGGCTGGTCATCCTTCAAGAAAGTGGCAGATGGTCTGGTGATGATGATGCAACGCACCGGCATGTTCCATGGCTATTCGATGAATTCATGGAGCGACATGGTTGTTTATGATGAAGCCTTCCTTAAGGAATGGCTGGATTCACCACAAACGTCGCTTTATTATGCCTTGCAGGTGCAAGAAAACACCCAGGCCAAGGATGATGTTGGTGTAGAATTAGGAGGAGACTTCACAAGTTTCTTCAATATGGAAGAAACCGTCGAAGAGCCACTTGCTGCGCCTGACTATTGCAGCCGTTGCGCGGAATAATTTAAGCGTATTTGTGGGCAGTATTTTACTGCCCTTTCTTGTCTATTTTTCCCATTGCTATAAACAAATGAGCATCGAACGGTCTGAGTACACTGCTGCAATTGCGAAAAAACGCCCTTGGCAAGCAGTTGCCGTAAGTAAGGGAGCGTTGCGCGATGGTTCAGAAGAAACAATTCTTCGTGCGCTGGCCATTCGTCACCTTGAGCTGCCAGTGAAGACCATGCTTCATGAAGGATTGGAGCGTGATCTTCCTTCCACACCAGGCTTGATTGAAGCCATTGAAAGCAACATTTTAGATGAAGAGCGTCATGATGAAGCACTGAACTACGTTGCTGCTGCCCATGGCGTAGATGAAGCGGCGGAGAAGGAGGCCCTTCGCATTCGTGATGCTTGGCTGGCGCATCCTGCCCATCCTCTTGCAAAAGTAGCAGTATTGGAGCGAAGCTTGTTCTTCACCATTCTTCCGTTCTTCCGTTTCAATGGCGACAAGGGCATTCGTACTGTTGCTAGTGACATTAGTCGTGATGAAATCTGTCATGCCTTTGTGCATACGAAGATTTGCGATGAGATGAATGAGACCTATGGTAAGAGCTTGAATGAGCTTCGGAAGATGACGGCACTATGGATTTATGACAAGCTTGGTCCTTCTGACGACAAGTGGCTTGATAAGGACTTTTGGCTTCGGCAGTCTGACAAACTATTCTACGAAGGTAAAGCTCCTGAGCTATCTTCCACTCGCCGGAGTGTCATGCCTAGTTTCTTTGAGAGCAATGCACTAAATTTGCCATCTTACGGCGCTGCGTAGTGCTATATTGACTGCCGGGCGGAGAGAGGAGGTCATGCGCGTTGGGCAGATAGCCCAGAAGGCGATGATCACCAGCCTTTCCGCCCCATTGAGCTGGTAGCCCAAGAAGAGGCAGACCGATAAGGCCAGAGTGGTGGTTCAAATCCATCCCAGCTCTTTCCCCATTGTTTCTATGGCGCCCAAAAAATCGACCATGAGCCGCACAGCATGGGTGTGGTTTAAGAATGGTCTAGGCGAGCCAGGATGTTGGAAAGCAGGCTTCAGGGCCGTTGAAGAGCCCTATCAGGGCTTCTATCGCATGGAACACACGGACTACCGCACTGAAACCTTGCCTGCATGGAGGGTTGCGTTTGTCAAGCCTGCTGATATGATGGCATCGCCCTTTGTGCCCGCCGAGCCCATGTGGCGGCACTTCTTAAAGTAGTTTTTCCAGTACCATGGGAGGAAGTGAAAGCTTCTTTCCTGCAATGACCTTCACAAAAACTATTGGTGGTCTTGATCCATGGTCCATGCCAAGTGACGGCACTGACTATGTAAGCATTGATGCTGAAACCAAGCGATGGGAGCGCAGGCAGTATCACAAGGCATCACGCAGGGAGGCCAAGCTTTCTCTTCAGCGCGAGCAGGATAATGATAACGAATGATGAGCGCCGCACTTGGACCACTTCCATACGCACGCCATGGAATGCCCCCATTCACAATCTGTTAAAGGCCATTGATCACCACAACGTTCTTTATTTCCAAACAGCGAATGAATGGCACCTAGAGAAGGCAGCCATGCTTCGATGCTATGTGGATGAGCTAAAGTCTTGGATACACAAGGAAGAAGCTAATGTGGAGGCTATGGGCGAAAGCATTGGGGAGTAAGGAGGGCAAGCATGAAAAAGAAGCAGACATTGTCGCTCTTGTGCGAACTGTCATTCTTTTTTCATACTTGGCCACCAACCTTTTCATCGTTGCTGGCGTAGTGCGCCACTGGGACGATGCCCCTAAAGATCAAAACACTTGCATTCGGCGCAGCCAGGCTCTTTCTCACAGCGCTTCTCCCACCAGTCAGCCCTAGCGCCTTCGTTCATGATTGCGGCATACTGCCTTTCTTCAAGCTCATACTTCTCTTGAAGCACTGCAAGCTCCTCCTCATTACTACCAAGAGCCATCATTGAAGTGATGGCATAGGCAGTATCAATGGCATCAAGAAAAGCCACGCCAGCTTTTTCAGAGACGATCATGGTTGCCGAAAACACTTGGGATAGTCTAGTCTTGATTGGCCGATTGGCGCCTTTGCTCTTGTGTGAATTTCCGCAAACGAGGCAGCAGCGATGGTTGGTAGAAATGCTCTGCAGCCAATAATTGCAAGGCGGTTTGCTTATTGCTTTCAAGGAGGGCTAAGAGAAATGCTGCTTCTTTATCGGACAAGTCAAACGGCATGGTCATTTTTCACGATCCATTGAAATCTTGAATTCCTGAAAATTGTAGCGCGATTAACGAACCAGGCTTGCGATCCAATTGATGTCATCTTCTTTTGATGCTTGCAATATTGCAGCGGCAAGAGCAAAGGCATGGTCATCTACGCCGCTTTCCTTACCGCCAGTAATTGACCATTGGCCTGATGCTTTATACACCACGCCCAAGTTCTTCAGTTGCTTCACTGCTTTTTCATGGCGATACAGTTCAATGAGGCCAGAGTTGAAAAGCTCCTTCATCTTGCTGAACGCCTTCATCTTGGTACTAACGGACCACGTTAGCTCTTCAATGGGGTAGTCGGCAGATAGGGATTGAATGGTGGCAGAACTATTGTACTGGTCAAGAACAATACTCTCAAAGGTGTATATCTTGTGATGCTCTCGTATCCATTCTTCTACTGCCCTGATGCTTACTTCCTTTTTCCCATTGATCTCAAAGTCCACGGGAAACGTATGGAACTTATCTACCACCAATACTTCTCCTTCGTAATGCACAATGCAAGCAGTGTAATCATCTCGACCCACACCACCACGAGCAGGGTCAAGAGACAATACATAAGTGCCGATTAGTTCACGCTTGGGGAGGAGCACGGTTCTTTCTTTATTGATTGCAGCTTCCACCACTTCACTGGCAAGCAGGCAAGATTGATTGCCCCTGAATTGAGCACCAAATTCCACCCAGAATGCTTCTTCATCTTTCTTGCGAGCATTCTCTAGGAAGTCACATCCCCATGGCAAATTAGGATTGATCTCCCATGTTGGCACTTGCAAAGCTTGCATGCCTTGCATGTCACCTTCTTTGGCTTGAATGAAGTGGTCGTAAAAAAGACCATCCGTGAGCCAAGGGGAGGACAGTTCAATAATTTTGCCATCACGACCAAACTGAGCAATGGATGGAGAGAGAGCATCAAAGATTGCTTTGGCGCCACGGTTTGCATCGCCCTCAAGACTGAAGGCAAGCTCGTCAAGGATGATACCTGCAACTGCTTTGCCTCGTGATGCACGGGCTGATGCCGGAATAGCTTGAAATATGCAATTATTACTCATCTCGATTTCCATTGCAGTTTCTCGCACGATCTCCTTGGCGAGAGGGCTGGCAGTGATTAATTGCCGGATGTTGTTCAGTGCAATTTTTGCTTGTTGCAAATCGTTCGCAACAGTGACGATGTACCACTTTTCTCCTTTTCGCACTCTCCTTCTGTACACCGGCTCCTTAACAAAACACATATAGACAGCACAAAGCGCAGCCATAAACGTCTTGGAACTTCGCCTTCCCATTGCCCAGATGGAATGGCTGATGTTGTTTTCAAAAAGGTCGTCTAAGATTTCTCGTTGCTTAGGCCACAAATTAATACTGAGGGCGTGCTGTGCAAAGTCTGAGCAAGAAAGCTTCATACGACTAATGTATCAATGGGGTGGAGATATTCCTTGGGCACGAAATATGCAGGACGACCTTTTGCTGGATCAGCCCAGAACTTTTCTTGCATGGCCTCTCCGCCGTGGATCCAGCCATGGACCAGAGTGGTCTTATTTTGTATTGTAACCAAAACATACTTCTTTTCCGCTGGTTCATTTTTTTGCACAATCAAATCGTATTGATGTTTGCTGCGTGTTTTCACATCAATGCCTGGCAAGTCGCATGATCCGCGCTCGGCTTCAGTGGCTTGATACAAAAAGCTTTTCATTCCCAAGTGGGAAGCCACAGCCATCTCCCCTGCTGCGCCTAAGAGATGGATTTCCAGGGCCTTGCTGCCAAAGGAGGCGCCACCATTCCGTCCACGAAGGCCCCTTGCCTCGTTCACGGATTGCCGACGCATGCCTTCTTCCATTGCTGCTTGCCTTTCTTCTGCAGTAAAAACAAAGGAAATGGGAGATGGCATGGGGAAAGTAGTGTCAGGGCCACTATAGCCACTGTTAGCATATCAGTAGCCACACAAAAGAGCAATGTCAGAAGAAATCTTGGATTTAGGCCATGCAGACGAAGGCGGCCTGCGCTCAGACGGACTAATGAACGTCTTGACTGGCATGGGCAGCGGTCGGGACAAAAGCCAGTACACCTATACCAAGGCCATCACTTTCCTGGCGCAGGAGGAGTTGGAATCGCTCTATGGGGAATGGCTGCCTCGTCGCATCATCGACATCTATGCCGAGCAGTCCACTCGCAAGGGCTTCAAGGTGTTGTTTGGCGGAGAAGGGCCAAAGGCTGAGGAAGTGGTGGGCGTTGAGCAAGTCATTGAAGATTTGTACATCCTTGAAAGCCTGATGCTGGCCTCCAAGAATTCCAGGCTGTATGGTGGCGCTGTCATTTTGATGTACATCGACGATGGACGGAAAGCAGATCAGCCAGTGGACAAGAGGAACATCTACAAAGTTGAAGGCTTGGAAGTATTAGACAGGTATCAAATTGCACCAGTCATCACTGAGGAAAACATCTACGACTACTCCAAGGCCACTCACTACCAAATCATTGCTGGCGATTTGATTGCCCAGCCCAACCTCACCTACATCCACAAAGATAGAATATTGCGCTTCGACGGCGACTGGCTGCCCTATCGCATTAGACAGCGTAACTATGGATGGGGAATGAGCAATTTGCAAGTGATTTATGATAGCTTCCGTCATTATTGGACCGGCTTGAATTCTGCCGCCACGTTACTCACGGAATTTGACATCTTTGTGCATAAGATTCGCGGGCTTGCTGCAATGCTTGGCGCAGGCAAGGAAGGTCAAGTGAAGGATAGGCTTGTCGTTAATGATATGAGCAAGAGCATTTATCGTGGCTATGCAATTGACGCAGAGAAAGAAGAGCTTGAATTCATTAGTCGTAACTTTAATGGCATTGGGGAAATCCTAGAGAAGCTTCGCGTGGATATTATTGGTGCCTCCAAAATCCCTCATACGTTACTATTTGGTGAAAGCCCTGGCGGGCTTGGCTCCACTGGTCGCAGTGAAGAGCGTGACTTTGCTAAAACCCTTGCAGACTACCAAACTGCCACTTTCAAACGCCCACTAAAACAGCTCATTGAATACATCCTGCTTAGCAAAACTGGCCCGACAAGTGGCAAGCTTCCAGAATCATGGCGCGTTCATTTCAACGACTTGTACGAACTGAACGAACGCGAGAAGGCCGACGTGAGAGCGCGTGTGGCTGCCGTGGATGGCCGCTACATCCAACTCGGCGTTCTACACCCACAAGAGGTGGCAGATGCCCGTTACGGAGGCTCTGAGTGGTCAATGGAACTCACTCTCGACCCATCGCTTCCTCGTGAGCTTCCCATGCAGGGGCAGAGTGGAGGGCAGAGCAAAAAGCAGAATGAAATGGCCGTGCCTCCCGGTGGTCGTGATCCCTTGAATGAAGAGAATGGCACTCTTCCAATGGATGGAAGCAGGGAAGTGCAAGATAGTGCTGGGCTATTCATGCCTCGTGATCTAGAAGAAGTGCGTGGCGACATTGCATTCAAAGACAAGGACTTACATCAGCAGGCTATTGCGTCAGCAAAAAGCAAGTTCAAGGTGTGGCCTAGCGCCTATGCCAGTGCCTATATGGTCAAGCTATACAAAGAACTGTACAAGCGTAAGCATGGTTCTTCTGGTGGAGCATTTAGCAATAAAGACGGTGAGGAGATTCACGCTGATGATCTTGAGCAATGGTTCAAGGAAGAATGGGTGAGGATTGGCGCCAATGGAGAAATCCTTGGTGAATGCGGAGGGCGTGAAGAAAAAGAAGGCAAGCCCAAATGTCTGCCAAAGGCAAAAGCAGAAGCAATGAGCAAGGAAGAGCGTCAAACAATTGTTGCCCGCAAGCGCAAGTCAGATCCCAATCCTGAGCGCAAGGGACCAGCGAAAATGGTTAGCAGCAAAGTGGATGCCATTGACCCATTGAAAACTTCCGGCTTTCTATTGAGCGATGATGAGGAGGCTGCCTTTGTTTCGCCCGAAGATATTGATGCTGCATTGAATCAATGGAAAGAGCTGGCTCCAGAAAGGTTCAAGGATTTGCTGGAGGCCGAAGATGTCCAGCCTTCTTGATGTTTCATCATTTGCTGAAACCATCCTTGCCAGTGAAACGCGCTTTGATGCCGAGTGGTCCTACGATCCAATCAGTGGACGTTATCGCGGGGAGAATGGTCGCTTCCTGAGCCAAAAAGCCATTGAAGCATTGATAGACGGAAGGATAAACAAACTGAGCGCACAGCTCAAGGACTTTACCAAGCGTCTCATTGATGGTTCCATCACCATAGATCAATGGCAAGGTAGTGTTCGTGAAGCCCTCAAGCCTGCGCACATTCAAGCGGCAATGGTGGGGGCTGGCGGTAAGGGTGCCATTTCTCAGGCAGAATATGGCCGCATTGGACAGAAACTGCGGGGTGAATATGCCTATTTACAAAAGTTTGCTGCTGGCTTGCTGGCTAATAGTATTTCTGCTCCCATGGCCCTCGCTCGTATTGGACTTTATGCGGAGAGCGTAAGAAATTCCTTTTGGGAGGGCACTGCCATTAGGCAAGGACGACAAGGCTACTCTTTGATGCAACGCATCCTGGACAGCCAAGCAGCGCACTGCCAAGATTGCTTGGGCTACTCGGCTCGTGGCATCGTCCCCATTGGCAGCCTTCCCCTGCCAGGCCAGCGTTGTGCCTGTCGCGCAAGGTGTCGTTGTTCCGTGCGCTACCTCAGGCAGCAGGCTCCCGTGGTTCCAGTTTGATTTTGCCACTATCATCGGAAAGATTCCGAACTTCTTGTGGCAAAAATTCTTTACTGCGGCGACGTGGGCTGTCAAACCGGCTTTGGCCGAGTGGCTGAATACCTCATTCCAGCCTTGGCTGAACAGCATGAAGTGCATGCACTTGCCGTGAACTGGCACGGCGACCCTAGTCCCATGCAGCAGCAATGCCGCATGTATCCCGCCATGGCCCATGGCTCGGATCCGTTTGGCTCTCACCGCATTGCAGAATTGGTCCAAGTGATCAAGCCAGATTTGGTGTGGGTGACAAATGACTTCTGGATTGCCATCAATCTCTGGGAGCAAATCAAGCCATTCAAGGAAAATATTGGCTTCAAGTTTTTCTGCTACACACCAATTGACTCCTACGGCATCTACCCACAAATCATTCCTGCAGCAATGGAGTGGGATGGTCTTGCCACTTATACAGAGTTTGGGGCCAAAGAGCTAAAGATTGCTGGCTACACCAATCACATTGACGTGATTGGACATGGCACAGACTTTACAAAGTTCTTCCCCATGGATAAGCAGGAATGCCGGAAGGAATTAGGAGTGCCAGAAGATGCGTTTGTAGTGTTCAATGGCAATCGCAATCAACCGCGCAAACGTATTGACTTAACCATTAAGGGCTTCATTGAATTTGCCAAAGATAAGCCTGATGCTCGTCTATGGCTTCACATGGGCAAGAAAGACATGGGATGGGACTTGGTGCCGCTGTTTAAGCGAGTGGCGCGTGATGCTGGATATGATGCCACTGGCAAGCTCATTCTCACCAGTCCATCTTTCTCCATTGAAAATTGCCTTCCCGTTGAGCAGTTGAACAAAGTGTACAACGCAGTGGATGTTGGCGTGAACACTTGCATTGGCGAAGGATGGGGCCTGGTTAATACTGAACATGCTGCAACTGGCGTGGCGCAAGTGGTGCCTGACCATACAAGTTTGAAAGAAATCTTCCGTGACGTGCCTCGTATAGAAATTGAAAGCTGGGAAGTGGATTGCAATTATGGTTTGGATCGAGGGCAGCCATCCCCATTGGACTTGGCAAATATTCTTGATGGTTACTATTGCCACCGAGAATTACTTGCTGACATGGGAGCGCGATGCTGGGAACGAGTGCATGAGGAACACATGACTTGGCCTTACATTGGCAAACAAATGCTTGACATTGTTGAGCGCACCCTTGCAATCAAGAAAGATGACGAAGCCGAGGACATTCTTCCTACCGTGAGGATTGACTGATGCCAATTTCGCAAATCTTTCTTTCTGATGCTGAAGATCAAACGCTTTCTCCTTTCTTGCGGCATGCTACTGGCACAGTACAAGCAGCTTTTCCCAATGAAGAACACACCATCTACAACAAGGAAACACTGCGGCAGTTCATAGCTGATAACTATGATCTCGATGTGCTGTGGGCTTATGATTCTTTGCGCCCCTATTCCTATAAGGCTGACCTTGGACGGTTCTGCCTGCTAAACAAGCTTGGTGGCTGGTATTTCGACATTGCCATCAGGGCTGTCAATCCAGTGGCGTTGAGCGACCGCATTGAATTCTTGGCCTTCCGGGACATTCAACGCTTCAGCTACACTTCCTGGGCATGCGCCACCACTGTCCTCTATTCCAAGCCAAACAACCCTGCGCTGGTTACTGCCATTCAAATGATCGTGAACAATTGTGACGAACAATATTACGGCATCACCCCATTGTGTCCCACTGGCCCTACACTTCTTGGTGCAGCACTAGCAGCAAATGGCGGCAATGCTAACCACGTTTTCGGTGACTATTTGGAACTCACTCCCACGCATGAGCAGAAGAACCGAGCCTTTATTCTTCCTGATGGCACGATCATGGCATGGAGCAAACCATCCGGCGGTGGTGACCTCACTGGAGTGGGAGCCAAAGGCGTGAACAATTACAACGAACTATGGCATGCACGGAAGGTGTATGAAACCCTCTGACCTGCAAATGTATGCAGTGTGCATGCACGACATGCCGCTGAAATTCGCTTCACAGACCAACATGCAAGTGGTCATTGCCAATGCTTGCAAGCTTACGTTAGAGCAGCGCACCTTCCATGAAGTTCAAGGTCATCTTCTTGATGACGAAGGCCATAGCATTTCAATGCTTAATCCATGGTGGGGGGAACTCACGGCAGTGTATTGGCTGATGATCCATAGCAATGCCAAGTTGATTGGCAACTGTCAGTATCGAAGGTTTTGGAACGAAGAAGCGATTGCCAATGCTGACGAGCGAGTGCTTTACACTTCCGAGCCCTGCGCTTTTAATTGCTCTCTTGCCACTCAATTCAGGGGAGGTCATTCCTTTCCTGGCATTGAAATGACGATGGCACTAGCAGAAGCTGGCAGGCTTCCTTTCTCTGCGGAAGAAATGGCTGCCGTGTGGAATCAAAACGTGTTTCAAGGTGGGCCGATGCTGTTTGGTCCTAGGCAGTCTTACGAGCGCGTAATGAACCGGCTCTTCGACTGCTTGTGGCCCATTTGGGAGGAGTTCAAGGAGCCCATCATGACACTACAAGGCTATGACCAACGAGCCATGGCTTTTCTCAGTGAGCGCTTGCTGTCTGGGCTAATGCTGTACAAGGAGAAATTCTTTGGTAGTATGCCCATGAGTCGTGCCCCGATGGGCTTTATTGGCTAATGGCAAAAACGCTTCTAGACCTTGGCACGCAGCCATTAGTCAACAATCTTTGTCGCACTGCGGAAGAGGCCATGGCAGCCGAGCGCTTCCCTCTGCGAGCAATCGTCGAGGATGACCTAACCATCCACTTGGACTACGCAGTGGAACCAGCCAAGCTCTACCAACACTACCTTTACCGTAGCGGCACGAGTCAGCCATATATTGATCATTGTGCTGCCCTCTTCCAGAGCCTCCAACACCTCAAGCACGATACGATCATTGACATCGGCGGAAATGATGGTACGCTCCTGAAAACTTTCCAGAAGGAATCAGGCGAGAAGCTCCGCCTTGTCAATGTAGACGCCAGTGAAAGCATCAGGAAAGAAAACGAAGAGGCTGGCATTGAATTCATCAATGCTTATTGGAGCGATGAGGTGGACGTGCCGAAGGCTGACATCATCACTTCCACCAATGTATTTCAGCATACGAAAGACATCCATGCCTTTCTTCGCGGCATTCAAAAGCATCTAGACGGAGTGTGGATTCTTGAGTTTCCCTATGCGCTGGAAACCATTTGCACTGGTCAATTTGATCAATTTTACCACGAGCATTATTACTACTGGCTACTTTCCCCATTGGAAAAATTGTTTAAGCAATATGGGCTGAAGATCATTCATGCACTGCCGCAGGATATTCATGGTGGGACCATGCGACTATGGATGACAAATAAGGAACCTAGCGCTCCTGCCATTGATCTTTCTCGTTACACCAAGTATGAGCAAGATGCAGTGGACGGAGCATTCTTTGAGGCGGCCATTGTGAGCATTGGTGACCAATTCATTTATGACTTGGCCCATGACAATTTAGGGAAAGTTTGCTTCTTTGGCGCAGCAGCAAAGGGCTGCGTGTTCCTTAATGCCCTTGGCCTCAATATTGACACTGTTGGTGAAATGGTAGTCATTGACGACACGCCGGAGAAGCAAGGTCTTTACATTCCTGGCACCGGTTTTCAAGTGGTGGATAGGAGCGTGCTGCCGGAGTACGATACCGTCGTCATCCTTGCTCATAACTTCAAGGAGCATATCATGAAATCGTTGGCCAGGGAGTGGAATGGTAAGATCATTTCCTTCCTGCCGGTGCAGCATTACGCAAGACAGATGCCATGAAGCAGCGTTTTGTCGTCTACCATTTGTATCAAGCGCACCACTGGGAGCAAATCTTTAGCGAGCAAATGGGCCTGCTAATGCTCAGTGGGCTTTTTGACAATGCGGAAGTCATTGTTTCAGTGAATGGTTCGTCTCCGTTGCCGAAGGGACCATACAAGCAAGTGTATCGAGAAGATGGTTTCTCTGAAAAGCCATCTCTTCTGCTGGCACGGCACTATGCCGAATCCTCCCCTGATTCTCAAATCCTTTACTTCCATAGCAAGGGCATTTCTCATCCCACCAAAAACCAGGATGATTGGCGCATGATGATGCAACATTTCATCATCATGAACTGGCGGCAAGCATGCTTGCTGTTGGATGATCATGACGTGGTTGGAGTGAACTGGCGATCATTCCCCGTGGAGCATTCTTCGGGCAACTATTGGTGGGCCAATGCTTCTCACCTTGCTAAGCTGGATCCTGCTTTTCTGAATGACCACGACCGCATGAGTCAGGAGTTTTGGATTGGTTCTATTCCCGCCAAAGTGCATAACATGCACGAAACCGGCTTGGACCACTACAACCAGGCTTGTCCTTCTCATAGTTACTGTTCTTCTTATTTCCAACCATGACTCTCCGCGAAATCATTGCTCACTACGACATCAATGGCCACGAAAAGGATGGCGGCACTGATAAAGACACCTTTCACTCCTACATTGAGCTTTACGAGCGACTTTTGGCTCCCTTTGTTGACAAGGCAATTACGCTGGTTGAAATCGGCATTCAATACGGTGGGTCAATGCTGCTATGGCAGGATTACTTGCCCAAAGCTCAGTTTATCTTTGTGGACAACGTAAATTCCATTTCCCCCAGGATTCTTGAGCATGTGGATCGAGATCGTACTTCCATCTTGTTTCAAGATGCCTATAACGACATTGGCGCAGACGACGTGGGCTATCTTGCGGAATCTGGAGCTTCTGGTGGCATTGACTTCATCATTGACGATGGTCCTCATACGCTACAAAGCCAGGTTGATTTCCTGCGCCTTTACCTCCCACTGCTGAATGAAGGCGGCATTGCCCTCATTGAAGACGTGCAAGATGTGCAGTGGTTCGCAAGCCTAGAAGCGGAAGTAGAAAAACTAGGCAGTGAATTTGCTTTTGAACGAGCGGATCTTCGCAGTGCCAAAGGACGCTACGATGATTTAGTGTTTGTGGTACGAAAACTGTGACTGACGATAGCCGCGAAGATGCTGCAATGCCTAAAGGCAAAAAGGCAAAGCAAGCCAAGATTCGCAGGGTGCTCAAGGAATTCAAAGCTGGCACGCTCAAGAGCAGCAGTGGCGAAAAAATCACTGATCGTCGCCGTGCCATTGCCATTGCCTTGTCGGAAGCTGGCATGAGCATGCAGGGCAAGAGCGATGCCTATTGGGATAGCTACGTCCTGACGATCATGGGCGAAGAAGAGGAGGAAGAGGAAGAGGGCATGGAAGAAGAGGAGGAAGACTCCCCAAAGGCCTAAGGGGAGACGCTGAATCGTTCTCCCCTCCATCGTCTGTACGGGCTGCAGCGCGTCGCGGCCTGGAACTACGCAAGAAGTATGGCAAAGGCGGCATGACCACGCAGGAGGCCGGGAAACAGGGCATTGGGAGTGGAGTGGCTCGCGCTGCTTCATTGGCCAATGGCGAAAGTGTAAGCTATGAGACAATTAAGCGAATGGCAGCATTCTTCTCTCGCCATGCAAAGAATTTAGCAGGTGGAGAGGATGATGCGGGATTTATCGCAGGAGAATTATGGGGTGGCGCTGCCGGTAGGGCATGGGCAAATCGTGTGATTAAGATGGTTGAAAAGCGGCAGTCCAATGAGTGAATACGTTCACGTCATAGAAAAAGAGGACGAAGATGGCATTGGAGTGCTGAAGGCGCTTGCCGTGCTTTCATCCAATGAACATAGGAGTACAAGCGAGTGGCATTTGGTCGAGAAGCAATGCTTCAAGAATGGCCGCCTTGACGAAACTCACATTTATTGCGAGTCGGTCTATAGGCAGCCCGATGTAAATTTTGAGCCAGTGAAGATGCTGGTGTTTGAAGTGCAAGCAATTGCCAAGGCATACATAATGGAAGAAGTTGAAAATCAGTTGCGAGAGATCCGCGAGGAAGACGACGACGAGGATTAAGGCCTCGCTGTGGTGACCACATAATTTGGCATACCAAGTAGCCACAACACTGACAAGCCATAAAGACTGCTAAGAGTGGTGAGCTGTACGGCAGAGGGTTCTGTTTCGGCTTTTTCCATGCGGCAGTAAGTGGCTTGTCCAATATGCAAAGACCTAGCAACATCTCTCTGAGAAAGGCCGCTATTTTCCCTAGCGTCTTTCATGCGTTGAGCCACCAATAAGCGGCGCTGATAATGGGGCATTCGCAAGGCATTGACGCTATCAACCAAAACCCTAGTCATCTGATTCATGCGTGGTTCAAGAATCATAACATGCACATTCTTTTGCGTTATTCTTAATGTATGAGCACTACTTGCTTTCGCTACGACGTAGCGCCAATTGATAAGTACGAGCTGACGCCAGAGGGCTATCTCCGGTGTTGGTCTACTATCGCCCGCACTGGTGTACAAATGTACACTGATTCGGACGGTTCAGTTCGGCGTGAATATCGTCCCGAAACTGAAGTGGCGTCTCCCGAAAGCTTGGCCTCATTTGCGGGCAAAGCAATCACTCTGGAACATCCACCAGTCCTTCTTGATAGCGCCAATACAAAGGACTATCAAATTGGCTTCAGTGGCACTGAAGTGGTTTATGACAATGGATTCGTCCGTGCCGTCATGACAATCACCGACCAAGATGCCATTGAACGCATTATGCGTGGCGATGCGAAAGAGGTTAGCGCTGGCTACAGAGTTAATTACGACTCTACGCCTGGCGTGACAGAAAGCGGTGAAAATTACGATGGTGTTCAAACAGGCATCCTCGGAAATCACATTGCCGTCGTTCGTCGTGGCCGCGCAGGCCCGCAGGTGAAGCTACATCTAGATCGCCTAGATGCTGCCGATCCTTCTCTAATTACTCCTATTGAGGAACCATCCGTGACTGCAAAAGTCAATTTCGATGGCGCCGAGTTTGAGGTGACCGAGAGCGTAGCTCTAGCCATCACCAAAGAACGAGAAGACGCCAAAATGTCCTACGAGGACATGAAGAAAATGTACGATGGCATGATGTCCAAAGCTTCCGAAATGAAGGAAGAAATGGATGCCATGCAAAAGGAAATGAAAGGTAAGTGCGACTCCGCCGAAGGGCGTGCCGATGCTCTTGCCGAAGAAGTGGAAAGCCTCAAGGCTGATCTTGAAGCTGCCAAGCAAGTGAATGTGGACAGCCTCGTTGATGAGCGCATTGCTCTCATTGACAAAGCTCGTCCTTCTCTTGATTCCGCTTTTGATTTCGCTGGCAAGTCTGTCCGTGAAATCATGGAAGCTTCCATCAAGGCCGTTCGTAGTGATGCTGATCTGTCGGATCGTTCCGATGATTACGTTACTGCCATGTTCGACACCTTGGCTGAAGCTGGCGCCCGTGATGACTCCAGCACGAGCGAACTGCGTCAAGCCGTTGCTTCCATTGCCTCCCCCATGTCTGCACCTTCGTCCTATATGGACAAGCTGCAAAACGCATGGAAAACCCCCCTCTCCGTCTCTAAGGAGCGCTGATCCATGGCCGTTACTTTTTCTGCCTCGGGGACTGCCTCTGTTGGTGGCGTGCAACAAGCTTATGCTTTTACGCACGACCGCTTCAACGAAGGTCAACTCTCTGACATCCGCGACAACACGATTGGCACCTACATCAACGAAACTGCCGTTGTGCAGCCCTTCGGTGGTGTGCAAGTGTACAACGTGGCTGGCACTGTTGCCAACTCTGCTACTACCATCTCTGGCGCTAGCGACACTGTTGTTGGTTTGAATGTTCTCACCTATGTTGACGAAACTGCACTGAATGGCGATGGCCGTCCTGGTGTGAAAGTTCAGCAAGTGATGAACGTTGCCAACGAAGGCGCTGTTGCCGTCTATGTGACTGGTGCTGTTACCCCTGCTTCCATTGTTCGCGTGCTTTACAGCGCTAGCGGCACTGGTAAAGCCGGTCAATTCAGCCATGCTTTTGCTTCGGGCAAGACCGTGCGTCTTTCTAATGCTCGCTACCTCACTTCTACCACCGGTAGTGGTTTGGCAGTTCTTGAGCTGAACGGCCCGAGCTTCACTCTCTCCGCCGATTCTTGATAGGAGCACCCTCATGACCGATTTTCGCATGGATACGGCGGGTCTGTTTCTTGAGCGTCAGCTTGAGTTCATCCGTCCCCAGGTATTTGAAATTCAGTACGCTGACATCAAGTATCCCACCATTCTGCCTGTGACTAGCGAAGCTGGTCCTGGCGCTCAAACCTTCACCTATCGGATCATGGATTCGACTGGTGAGTTCCGCCTTCTGGCTGACGCTGCTGATGATCTTCCCCGCGCTGACATCAGCCAAGTGGAGAAGAGCATCAACATCCGCTCCTTCGGTGGTTCCTTCGGCTATACCGTTCAGGAACTGCGTGCCGCTCAAATGGCAAACATTGCCCTTGAGCAACGTCGTGCTGCTGCAGTGCGTCGCGCTTATGAAGAGAAAGTGGAAAGCGTTGCCCTCTTTGGCGAGAGCACCGTTGGCCTGTCTGGTTTCTTCAACAACTCCACTGTGGACATTGTTGCTGCTGATAAGTGGTTCTCCACCGTTGGCATCACTGCCCAGGAAATGCTTGAACTGCTGAACTATGGCGTTACTGCCATCATCAGCGCTTCCAAGATGAAGGAGCAGCCTGACACCATCCTGCTTGGTTACGCCGACTACAACAAGATTTCGACCACCCGCAACTCCGATTCTTCGGACGTGACCGTGCTCGAATACTTCCTGCGTACCAACCCCTACATCCGTAATGTTGAGCCCATCAACCAACTGACTCAGGGTAACAACGGTGGTCGTCTTAACACTAGCCGCATGGTTGTGTACAAGCGTGACCCCGAGAAGGTGCAACTGCACATTCCCCAGCCCCTTGAGCTATTCCCCGCTCAACAGCGTGGTCTGGAGTTCATTGTTCCTGCTCACGCTCGCGTGGGTGGTGTGGCTCTGTACTATCCCAAGAGCGTCATCTACGTTCAAGCTTCTTCTTGAGCCTAGAGAGGAAAGGGCGTTAAGCTATCAGCAGTTCTTAAGAACATTCACAATGCTAATCGCTTACCGCCCCGACCTTGAAAACCCGCCTCGTGAAGGTGGTTTTGGTGTTGTCACTGAAACTGGCCTCATTCAACTGGCTCCAGGGCTCAATCAAGAGGTGCCAGAACAGCAATGGCTACAGGCGCGTCAAAACGCTACTGTCAAGCGCCTTATGGCAATTGGCGCCATTGAGGAAGTTCAGGAGCAAGTGACTGTAGAAGAAATTCCACAGGACGTGCAAACACTGAGCAACCTGCCCCTGCTTGAAGCATTTCGTGTGATTGAAATCATCCATGATGTCGAGCAATTGGCTGAATGGAAGAAGATTGAAGGTCGCATTAAGGTGCGGAATGCCATTTCCAAACGTCAGGAAACGATTAAAGCCGGGAGGGCCTGATCATGGCCGTCACCTACTCTAATTTTCTTGATCGTTTCCCTGAGTTCACTCCGCATCCTGCGGGCATTGTGAATGGAGCCATCTCTGAAGCAACTGCTGATGCTTCCGTCGATGTGTTTGGAGACCAGACAGATCGTGCCGTGAAGCACCTTGCGGCTCACATCATTGCCATTCAACTTGCACAAATGGGCATCCAAGTGGGTGCCACTGATGGCAAGGTATATGGCAAAGGACTTGAAGCCACTCAATATGGCCAAGAGTTCAAGCGAATGCTCGAAACCGTCGCCGGTTCTTTCACCATTGGTTTTGTCGTATGATCAACGGGATGTCGCCACTGGCTAATGCCACTCTTGAGTGGAGTGTTGCCTCTGGCTACACCGTTGACGCATCCACTGGTAATTACATTCCCGTTTCAAGCGGAGTAGTGTACTATGCCAGTTTGAAGCAAAAGACCAATCCACGGTATGATTATCTGCTTGGTGCTGATAATACTGCTGTGTATATGGAGGGGCGCTTAACTGGACCTTTGGCCCTGTCTGGCATCACTCCTGGCAATAGCGCTTCTGCCACTATCAATGGGAGAGAGGGACGGTTTGAATTATTGCCTAATGAGCAACTTGTTGAGCATTATTGGCAATTTCTTGGCACACCAATCAGGGGAATCTTTAGACTGGTTGGTAAAGGAAGCGTCTTGAACGCTTAATCGTTCCCATTCTCCCATCGAGGACACATGACTATTTACCACCCCACAGAACTGGTTAAGAGCCAAGACGTTATCATTCGCGTTGGCTCGATCACTGGCACGACTCGCCCCATTATCACGCAGAGCGGCGCCACCTTCACCGTTAGCGGCGCTCCCACGCTCTACACCCTGCAGGCCGCCACTACGGCCTCCATGGCATATAACGATAACAACACTGAATTCTACGTCCTTGGTGGCGGCGGCTTCTCTGACAGCGTTATCGTCACCTCTGCGGCCACTGCTTCCGTCACCACCTACTTCCAGAAGGATGTGGATGGCACGGTGTTCCTTCCCAACAGTTTTGACGAAGCTTTCCAGGTGATTGCTGCTTCTCGTTATGACAAGAACGCAGAAGTGTATTTTGAAGTGAACAAGCAACTGGGTTCCAGCGGCACCACTTTCTTCTATGACCGTGTGGCCTTTGTGGGCCGTGCGATGAATCTGAATGAAAGCTATCCCGCTGACAACCTCGTGGAAGTTACGTTTGATGTGATGAGCCGTGGTCGTATTGGCATTCACCAGAATGCTCAGGAAACTGGCAGCATCATCCCGACCACTTCTAACGTTTGATCCCCTTTCCCATTGTTTCTTGCTAGCCTCTCCTTAAGGAGGGGCTTTTTAATACCATGAACATCACCCAGCTACGAGACGCAATCAATACGCTCTTGACTGACTCTCCGAGTTTACTGGGCACTTACACGCTTCCAAATAATACGACCACTCCAGCAATCTACGTTGTGGGACGACAATCAGTGCCTTCTGATTGGAAGGTGACTGGCTTGGAAGTTACCATGCGTGAATTTCCAGAACGCTTGCCTACGGCAATGATGGGAACAGTGAGAGTGTTGCAGCAATGGGAGTCAATAATGGTGCAATACACGCCTTCTGGCACTAATTTGGCTGATGCCATGGACCGAATGGTTAGGCGATTCCCTGATGCAACGGTGCGCTATACGCCTGGAGATGACGTGGCCTATGAGCGTTGTCGTTTTATCATTCCAGACATGGTGGTTCGCAATCTTTATCCTGCAGGCTAACCATGGCAATTGTTGGCGCAAAACTTATCAATGCTAGAACCATTGAATATGCCTTAGTCCAGGCCTTTGAGACCTGGGTGAAGGAGGACATCAACAAGAAGCATTGGGACGAGCAATTCAAGAATATGTCGAAATGGGACTATGACTTGGGCGACAAGCCAACTGTACGAAAAAACGGAGAAGTTGTTGACACCCCAAGGGACATCTACGATCTTGGTCTTTTGTATCAAAGCGGAATAGATAGTTCTGTGATTGAAAACACTGGCGCGATGGTTACGGCCAACTGGCATTGGGATGCAAAAAACACGTCTGGAAAAGAATATGCCATCTATGTTCACGAGGGTCGTGGCAGTAACACCACGGCACGGCCATTCACTGATGACATTTCGGTGGCATCGTCCTTCTTCTTGAAAGCACCAGGCATCAACTTTAGACTGCGGGTCAGCAAGGCCATGGCTGCTCTCTAATGCAAATTGACTACTTAAAAAGCGATGACGGCAGAGTGCATGCAATCAACTGCCAAGCCAATGGCAGCACGTTAGAAGTGGGCATCCTCTGTGTTGTGACCTGCACTGAAACCACCACTAGAATTACAAACGAACATCATCGTTTCATCATTGAAGTGCCGCTTGAATTTCGCTCTAGCAGCGAACGAGTGAAGGCCTTTAACGTTCCTCTTACCATTCTGTCCCATGAGCAAGTATAGTTTTCTTCTTCAGTCCAAGGAAGCAGAATATTTTGCACTGACTGAGCATCTTCGCTTGAAGAAGCATGGTGGCTGGCTGGTTGCAGAAGCCATCGAGCAGGAGGAAATCAGCAAGGCCCAGAGCCAGGCCACTATCCGTGCCGTGCAACTGGCAAAGCGTATTGCCACCACTAAAGGCATTGAACTGGACGAAGCCTTTGCCTTGCTCCAGGGCGGCACTGACCTTGGTGAAATGGAGCTGCTTAGCGACTTCACGGAAGAAACACTTGGCATGATCAACAGTGGCGGCAGCATTGAAATCAGCAATGCTCGTATGGTGACGGCTTTTGTTCGTTGTCGTGGCGAGGGCTTCATTGATGGCGAATGGCAGGCCGTAGACGACTGGTCCATTGAAGACACCAAGACAATGGGGCGCCCCGTGATTGCCAAGGCCATGGAATTCATTGCCTCCGAGCAAGAGCAGGAGGCGGCTGAAGCGAATTCGGCAAAAAAAGCTCCACGGAAAACGAAGGAAGTATTGCCGAACAGCTAGAAAAGCAATCCAGGGATTTCTTGAAATCCTTGGTGAAGTGGGACGACATCTACTTCCGGCTGAATGCTTCTGACCTTAGAGACGAGCGCTGGTCTGCCAAGAATTTTGGCGGCCAGCGAATTTCTGATGTAAATGGTGCATTGGCATGGCTGGAGAAGCATGATATTGCCAAGTACAACCTTGAAAGCATTTCCATTGCAAAACTGGGCTGCTTTGTGGCAGGCAGTTTAGGTGGCAAGAAGACCAAGATTTCGCCGCAGGACTTCCTTCCATTCGACACTCGTAAGATCAAGACTGAAAATGGCATGTCCGATGCAAGCATGAAGGTGCTGCAGCGGTTGATGAAGACGCAGAAGATGGATGGACGAGTGATTGCATCGTTGGCTGAAGAATTGAAAATGGCATCATTGCGTAGTAGCCAGGAATAATCGGCTAAACTGGAGAGAATAGGCGAGTATAGACAATGGCTGACGCTGCTCAATTGAAGCTGCAGGTAGGACTTGACCTTACGTTCTTCCGGCAGCAGTTAGCGCAGCTTGGCACTGTGGCAGTTGGCTATCAAATGCCAATCAATATCAAGCTCGATCCCCTTACTGTTCAGCAAGAATTAAGCAGGCTAAAGAAAAAAATTGGGAACACGCAATACACCGTCAAGATCAATACAAATATAGAAAACGAAATTAACAATGCTGACCGCCTTGTTAAAGCACTCCAGCGAGTGCAAAGAGAAGGTGGTCGTGGAAGATCTGGCCTTCCAGTTGATATTCGGCAACTGCGAAAGACAAAAGGGCAAGGTGGTTTTAGTGCTGCAGACATCAAAACCCTCTTCGGTGCTGCCATTGCCGGAGGATTGCTAGACGAGAAAACCCTAGGTAAGACTAGGGAGCAAATGGTCACAGCTTTTGCCTCCATCGGTAAAGATAGCATCGAGGGCTTGCTAAATGGATTGTCCAGCGCAGATGCCTCTATTCGCGCTGCTGCGGAATCCATTGGGGAAACGTTAATTGCAACGACAAAAGCATCGCTTGGCATACGCTCCCCATCCAAGGAATTCGAGGAGATTGGCAAAAACGTAGGCCGGGGATTTGAGAAAGGCGTTCTTGCCTCGATGGATGCAGCCTTTAATGCGCTTGAGCGCAAAATGCAGCAACGCACCAGAGTGTTGGATGCAATGGCGCGTGGTATTTTCCACATGCTTGGCATGGATCCAGCGTCAATGATGGCAGCAGAGCGGCAAAAAAGATTGCCCCCAACCATTAATTGGCCAGCATCTGCTGCCGCTCCAGCCCAATATCAAAGCCAGCGAGGCACTATGCTTGCTGGGGCGCCTGCCTTAAAAGGCATTGGCGGAACAGCTTTTGGAGCTCAAAAATATTTGCCAACAGCGCTTGGAAATGAAACAAAGAAAGTGCTGCGAGATGCCGCCCATGTGTTCTTGGACACAATCAAGCAAGGCATTAGAGAGGTCAGGATTCAAGATCTTGGAAAGACGATCAATAGCCAAGCAATGCTTTCTGGAAGGAATATTGCTGGATTGCTGCCACCAGGAGTGGGTAGGGTGCCCAACGCCTACACGACAGGTGCAATTGGCGGAGAAACGCAGGCAGAACGTTTTGCGAGGAGAGAAAGGGAAGCTCGCATTAGATCATCGTTCCGCGAAATGGACGTGATGGGAGGAGGCGGTGGCAGGACGGCTGCCTCCTATAACTATGCGTATAGAGCTGCTCGACCTACTAGCGCAATTATCCCCTATGGCCCTGGTGGTGCGTTAGTTGCTGGAGGTGGAGGCGGTGGAGGCAATGTACCGCCTATGACTTCAATGCCGCCAACTCCGCCAGGCGGTGGACGAGGAGGATTTGGCAGTCTTGGTGGCTTCGGTAGTGCCATGGCTGGCATTCAACTGCCTAGGGCTGGCCTGGTGAGCGAACTTGGTAGTGAATTTGCACAAGCCGCAAAGCAAGTGTTACTGTTTGGCACTGCTTACAAAGCTCTTGCATTCTTGACTGGCTTTCCGGGACAAGTCAGCGAGGCAGTGGCTCAACTGCAAACCTTTAACAATACGTTGAAAGCAATCACCCCCAGTAGTGACGAGTTTCGTATTGCCAATCAATTCATTCTTGATACTGTAGATAAGTACAACGTACCTTTGCAATCGGCCAGGGAAGGTTTTACCAATCTATATGCTTCGATGGAGCCCGCTGGCTTCAAGGGAAATGAAATCCGTGATATTTTTACTGGTGTTTCACAAGCGGCTGCCACCTTTGGCATGAGCGCAGATAGAGTTGATCGCGTGAACTATGCCTTTGCCCAAATGGCGAGTAAAGGACAAGTAATGAGCGAAGAACTCAAGGGACAATTGGGTGATGTGCTTCCCGGTGCAGTGGCAATCTTTGCGAAAGCAGCAGGATTTACAGGGCCAAATGCCATGGTTGATTTCACCAAGGCAATGGAAGACGGCAGATATAAAGGTGAGGCAATGAAGCAATTGCTGATCAACGTTGGCATTGTCATGAAAGATAAGTTTGCCAGGGGAGCCGAAGGCGCTGCTCAAAGCTTCCAGGGGCAAATGAATGCCATGGCAACTGCCACACAAAAATTGTATGAGTCTTTTACACCTGCTGCAAATCTTTTCGCCAGCAACGTAGTAAAACCATTGACGGAGGGAATCAAGGTAGTAGCGGAGGGCTTTAATGCTTTCTTCACTGGTGCTGCAACAAAAACTGCTGGTGGATTTGCATTATCACAAGAGCTAGAAAAGCTGCGCCCTGCGTTCAAGGGAATTGCGGATAATATTAAACAATTGCTCCCATTGCTCCAAAGTTTTGCATCCACAGTCCTTGGCTTAGGAAAAATTCTTTTACAAATAGCAAGCAATCCTTTTGTTGGTTACATTGCAAAAGCTTATCTTGCCGTCCTGCCGCTGACCATGGCAATTCAAGTGTTGAATTTACAAGCACTTGTTCCAATGATTGCCAATTTATTGCGAGCAATTCCAGCATTTATTGCCTTCTCCACTGCAGCCTGGAATGGTGCATCTAGAACGGCAGCGTTAAGGGTAGCAATGCAAGCAACAGGACAAACAGCAACGATTGCGGGCGGCCAAGTTGCATTACTATCCAATACTCTTAAAACTGCATTTGTTGGAACAGTGGTTGGCGCTGTAGTAATCGGCATAGGAATGATAATTGAGAGAATAATGACACTTGGCAATAAAATGGAAGAGGCGAGAGGAAATGCCTTGAGATTGCAAGATTCCATTAAGGGAATGTCAAAGACTGAGCTTCAGGTAGAAGAGAATAAGCTTGGCATGCAAGAAGTCATGCTAAGAAGCCTACAAATGCAAGGCAAGGGACAGAAATATGTAACATTAAACAAACAACAAGAAGAAGCATTGATGACTCTCGCTCCAGGGTCGATCACTCAAGTCGCCAGGAATAATACTGGATTGGAACCTGTGACGGGATTGGGGGCCAAGGCGGGACTTGGGATGCCAGCCATTGCTCCCATGATGATAGAAAGCGTATTGCAGAAAATTAATACTTTACAGCAAAATATTAAGTCTGCCAGGGCTGATTTAATCGCAACAGACAAAACAGCGGCTATGCTTCCTCCTATTCCAAGCGCTGGCGGCGATGACAAAGAAGCCGCTAAACGCTTAAAAGACCAGCAAAATCTTGCCGACGCCTTATCAAAAGACCAGACAAAAACTGATATAGAGCGTCAAGTAGCACGATTTGAGAATGAAAAAAATATGATCAATATGGCTTACGATTTACGGGAGGCTCGTGCAAATAGCTTCCAGAAAGAAACTATTCGCTTTCAAAAAGAACTGTTTAATATTGAGATGGAAAGGCAAAGGGCAGTGTTGAATGCCGGAAATGCAATAGCCAAAGCGCAGGGAAATGTTGCTGGTGGTCCGGCACCCACTTCTGGATTCATAGATAAAAGTGTTTTGCGAAAGTGGTTGGAATCACAGGGCTTTGGCCGTACAACAGGAGATTTTACCAACAAAGGACATGCAGCGCCAAATCATATGCTCAATGCAATGGACATGGGAATCATTGGCGGCAGCGATGCAGATGCCCTGCGTAAAACAAAAGCAATGGAAGCGAGGCTAAGGCGCACTGGTGCTTTCGGTAATCAACTTTTTGGCCCAACTAATGATCCCATGGGACATGGCGCGGGAAGAGGTGGTCAAAATATTCACCTGCATATTCCCACCCCGGGAGGCAAAGTGCCAATGACTCCGGGCTTGGCCGCTGAAATGAACTATTCCCGGGGCCCTGACGCTACTGGCACTAGCGGTAGGATTTCCCCTCGCCAAAGAAGAGTTGTATTGGCTGACCAGCAAACTGCAAACGCATTGAAGGATCGCAGTACACAATTAACGCTAGCAGAAGCAGAAGCTCTTAAGAAAGCTGAAATAGCCATGGTCACTTACATCACGTCTATTGCACCGGCAGCGGAACAAGAACTGCAAAATCAACTTCTTGGGAAGCGCATCGAACTGATGCAAAGTGGAGCTCCCGAGGCCTTCGCGGAAACGCAAATGAAGATATTTGAGGCGCAAGAAAAAGTGAGAATAGCCGGGGAACTTCTCAACAAGAACAACAAACAAGAAGTGGAAGCCTATGAAAATCTAAAGAAATCGCTCCCCGGATACATTGCTCTTCTTGAAGATGCGGCGGTTAAACAGCAACAATTAGGCTTTACAAAGGCAATGAAAGACTTGGGGGATCGTGCTGCTATGGCCAGAGCCTTTACACCACAGGCCGAATTGCAAACAAGATTACAGCAACAAGGTTACAGTGGTGCTCAACTTGGTAGTTTATTTGAAACTGAGCAAGCAGTTATCAAAGCAGAAGAGCTTAAAACACAAATGCAAGGAGTTGCATCAACCATTGGCGATGCGTTCTCCACTGCGTTCCAGGGAATCATTAATGGAAGCGTAAGCGCTCAAGATGCCTTGGCCGGGTTCTTCCAAAGCGTGGGACAAAACTTTGTCAAAATGGCCATGGATATTATTGCCAAGCAAATGACGATGATTGTTCTTGGCTTTTTGATGAAGGCTCTAGGGCTTGCACCGAAAGGAGGAGGTAGTGAGAAGGGATTAGATTTTGCAACAATGGATCAATATACATCTCCAACGACAAGCCTTGGACTTCCAGAATTTGCTGCTAACGGAGCCATTTTTTCTGGTGGCATTGCAAAGTTTGCGACTGGCGGCAT